TCACGCAGCACTGGCGAGTAGAGGCTTCGGCCGGGCCGTCAGGCCAGCCGCGAGTGCCCCGTGCGTCTGGCCGTGGTCCTTCAGGAGGTGGCTGTAGGTTCGCCGGATCTCCTCAACCGTGTCGCCCACCCACGCGGCAACGGTGTGCTCCGGGATTCCGTTCTGGAGGCAGGTGGAGATAAAGGTGTGCCGCAGGTCGTGGAAGGTCGGCAGCTCCCCGTCCTCGTCCTTGATGCCCAGCTTCCTGAGAACGGGCTTCCAGATGTGATCGTTGAAATAGTTACGGTCCATCAGGTTGTTGCGCGGCGTCCAGAAGTAAGCGTTGGCGAACCCGCGCTTGCAGTCGTCGATCTTGCGCCGGTGCTCCCAGATCACATTCTGCGTGCCCCGAGCCGGGTACTTCTGCTGGTACTCGTCTAGGGCGTCCAGGGCGTAGGGGGGCACCGGTACGACCTTTGAGTTGAGGCGTGGGCTCGTCTTGAGGCGATCCACAAGGAGGCACTTGTAGCCGGTTTCCTTGATCCTGAGGACCTGGCGGCGCACGGTCAGCAGGCCCGCGCTCCAGTCGACGACGTCCTCGGCTACAGCGAACGCCTCCGCCTGACGGGTGCCGCATGCGAAGCCGAACATGGGGATGAGGCGGTAGCGCTCAGGGAACTCGTCGTAGATCGCCCACAGCTCCTCGGTAGTGAAGACGTAGTGCTTGGACTGTCCTACGTAGGGGCCGGAGACGCCGTACGTGGGGTTCGAGGTGATCTTTCCATTCTGGAGGGCGTCTTTCATGATCATCTGAAAGACCTTCCAGTGCCCCTCTCCCGTGGAGTTGGCGATGCTCGGGCTGTCCTCGATCTCCTTGACCCAGGTCTGAACGTGGCGCTGCTTGATGGCTTCGAGGCGTTGTCGGCCCCACCGCGGGTTGAGGTGTACGCGTATGGCGATCTCGTACTTCTCGTAGCTGGTGTCCTTCGCCCGGCACCTGCCGAGCCAATCGGCCGCCCACTTCTGGAAGGTGAGCTTCGTGTCGACGGGTTCCGGGATCACGCCGTCTGCCATGCCGTCCAGGATCGCCTGCGCCTGAGCGCGTGTCAGGCCAGAGGAGTCCGGGATGGTGGCGCGAGTGCGATTGCCCTTGTCGTTCGTGCGGTTGTAGTACCAGGAGTGGTTGCAGCCGCCGGTCTTCTTGGGCCTGTTCTGGTCAGAGCAGTCACACCGCTTCTTGGCGGTGGGCTTTTTCGGCACGGCATGCCTCTCGTCGTCAGGTGGGTCCTCGGTGCTGCCCTGGCCAGGGGAGTTGGACTGTACGTAGACGCAGCCGCGGCTGGTCAAGCCGCTTAGAGGGGAGCCGAACGGTCGGCGATCAACCCTCTGGCTGCTGCGATAACAGCTAGGTTGGCAGGTGGAATTTATTCCGTCCGTGCGTCAATCCAGGCTTCGAAATCGCGCTCTCGTACGCGGAGAATTCGGTCACTGACACGTACGACGGGTATTTCCCAGCTCCTGTAGTTGTCGAGCACGGTTCGCTTGGGGACTTCCATCCGTTCGGCGATCGTGTCGAAACTCAGCAATGCGTTGGAGCCACCGCGGGGCATCGTCTTCCCTATTCGCTCGTAGGTGTCCCCCGGCGGACCGTTCCAGCCGGATGGAGCCGGTTGCGTGCAGTCCGGCACCGACAAGTACGTGCATCAGAAAAATTTGTTACGCCGGGGAGGCCACGCGCCTGCCGCGCGGGAGCGCTGGCGCCGCCGTGTGTGCCCAGGGTGACGACCGGGGGGGGGCAGGTACTGCTGACTGGCAGGGTGATCGGGTGCGATGGTGCTCAGTCCGCCGGGCGGCTACTTCTTCAGCCCTGCCGGGCTGCGGCTCGGGCGACGCGGGCCGGGGTAGATGCGCATCACCTGCTGCGCGGCGCCCTGGCCGCGGGTGCGCAGGACGCCTCGTCGGCGGCCGACGCGCACGATGCTGGTAGCGGTCGCACCGACGGTGACCCACTGCTCGAACGGCAGGAGCATCAGGGATCGATCGGTGGTGCTCAGGGACGAGGGCATGGCTGGGGCCTTTCGATTCGGGTCTGTGCCGGCGCCGGGTTGCTCTCCCGGCCTGCGGCGGCACTGTATACCACGGCGGACGTCGCGGAGTGTCGCTAGCCCGTTCGATGCATTTCGGAAATGGGCGGTTATGCTGCCTCGGCGTCGCATCGGAACGTGCACTTCCTCCTGTGAAGGAGCGGTGGAGGTAGCTCGATGGCGGCGTTGCGGCGGATCAGCGCAGCAACAGCACTTGGGGGAGGACATCGGGCCGTGACGGACAATGTGGAGGCCCTGCTCACTCGTGCCGCAGCAGGCGGGGAGGGTGCGGCCGATGCCATAGCGGGGCTGTACGACGAGCTGAACGACACGGTCTACAACTGGGTGCGGTTCTACATCCGGGACGGGCACGTTGCTGAGGACCTGAGTCAGGAGGTCTGGCTCAAGGTCGCCCAGAACATCAGCAAGTACAGGCCCGGCACGAACTTCCGCGCATGGCTCCGGACCATCGCCAAGAACACCACGCTCGACTACCTGCGGGCCGTGCAAAGACGCCCGTCGGAAGTGCTATACGCCGATCATCTGGAACTCGACCGGCCACGGGTGGGCCAAAGCCCGGAGGAGTACGCGGAGAAGCGTGCGCTGGCCCGTGCTGTGGCAGCGCACCTGCCAAGGCTGCGGCCCGAGCAGCAGCAGGTCCTCACCTTGCGGTTCTTCGACGGAGAGAGTCCGGGGAGTACCGCGGAGATCATGGGGAAGACGGCCGGTGCTGTCCGTACATTGACGGTGCGGGCACTGCGTAAACTCGCTGAGGTCATGCCGGCCGGGGAGTCGTCTTCTGAGCTGATAGAGGAGCTGCTGACGGCGGCAGCGGGCAGAAGCAGAGTTGTCGGTACACGGGTCGAAACACGAGAGGCGAGGGCGCATGTCGCGACGCGCTGACCAGAGCGAGCGCTTGGAGCGGGCGCTGGACGGCGGTCCGATCCCTCACGACGAGGAGACCCGCCGGATGCTGGCGGCCGCGGGGGCACTGCGGCCGGGACACCGGCGTAACCCCGCCCGGGTTCGTGCCACCAAGGAAGCGATGCTCCGCGAGTTCGCTCGCGTGCAGAATCCGCAGGAAGCCCGCGAGGACTCGGGGACTGGTGACGGCCTCGACGAGCCGGAGATCCACCGTGAGGAAGTCGAGCTGCCTGGGGGCGGCCACCTCGTACTCACGGACATCGAGGCCATCACGCCTGAGCGTGCAGAGGCGACGGCCGCTCGCATCGCTCGCATTTTGCAGACCAGTGAAGAAAGAGATCGGCAGAGTTGAGCAGCGCAATATCTGACGGTCTGGTGTCGAGGACTCGACCGTGACCTCCGGCACGCCTCCGATCAAGATCCACTTTTTGGACCCGGACGAGAACGGCGACGAAGAAGTGGCGCTCACTGATGTTGGCGTTGCTGACATCAATGGCGAGCGTCACCTGTTTCTGAGCCCGCAGTCCTTCTACTCGGCTGTGCGGCAGGTCAAGTCCGCGATGCCGGACCTGCCAGAGGAGCAGGTCGAGCGGCTGGTGCGGGAGCACTGTGAGTTCAAGGACTTCGACGAGTTGCTGGGGCCGCCCGTCGAAGTTGCTCCGCCTGTCGACCTACCGCCGCCTGTACACGAACCGGACGTGCAGTCGCCGCCGCGCGGCCGTGTGAAGAAGTGGGCCATCGCCGCGGCTCTGATACCGGCTTTGGCCGGGTCCTGGATGCTGGGGCATTACACGGGCGCCGCCCCGGCTCCGGCGAGCGCTCCCGACGCGTCTCCGGACACCGCTTCCGACGAGGCGGCCAGGGACAACCGCAACCTGGGGCCGGAGCCGTTCACGGCCCATGACTTCAAGGATTTCTCCGAGGCCGGGAAGATCCATTGCAGCCCCATCGACAACCTGGAGGCGGAGTGCACGGACTCCGACGGGATGGTGATGGCAACCAAGGCCGCGACGGGACCCGATTCGACGATCTTCACGTTCTCCTACGGGAGGGAGCGCATTGGCCTGCGCATCTTCGGAACCGCCGACTACGCGAAAACTTGGAGTCTGCAAGAGGGCTCGCAGGAGCTGTACCCCAACATGACCCGCTCGGGCCGCTACGTGCTGTGGAGCACAGATGCGGCGAGGCCGCGGTTGAAGGAATACACGAAACTACTGGCGTCGGCGTCGAAGAAGTCGGCCGCAGGAGCGCACCAGGTAAGCATGATGGGCGCGGCGGACCCGCTGCCGCCCCGCCTGGCTGCTCTCACGTTGGGCACCCTGGGGCTCGACAGGCACGACGTCCACACGATCCTCTTCGACGCTCGGGATGCTTCGGTAGACGTGCCCGTGCTGATGGCGGCACGAGCCATCCTGGGCGTGGGTGATCGGACGCCCGCGGTCATGCTGCCTGGTGAGGAGGACATCGTGGCGCTCGCTATGGGAATCGAGCCGTCGCCCGCGGTGGCCGAGCCGGACACTGTCCCTGCACCAGGTGGTTCATCCGCAGGTTCGGCCGTTGTCGTCACGACCCCAGGACCGGTGACGGACGTGAAGCCGGCTGAGATCGAGCAGACGCAGAAGCCGGAGGAGCCGCGGAAGCCGGTGGAACCGCGATGGCCAGCAGAACCGACGGTGCCCGAGCCGAGGCCGGAGCCGGAGGAACCGAAGCCCGAGCCGGAGCCGGAGGAACCGAAGCCCGAGCCGGAGCCGGAAGAGCCGAAGCCCGAGCGTCCCCCCACATCCCCCGATGTCCCGGGGGCCATTCCTCCGGCCGAAGTGCCAACAGCGCCGCAGGAGCCAGACTCCGACGAGACGCAACCGCCTACGGGAAGCGTCGCCGAGGAGCCACCGGCGGCCGAGGAGCCGTCGAGCGCGGACAGCGGTGGGGAACTGCTGGGGCTGCCGCAAGCCTGGATCGCTCCGGCCGCGTAGCGGGTCGCGCCGCGCAGGAGATCACCTGCGCGGCACACGAGGGCTGCAACTCAGAAGGGCGGCTCAGACGCCCACTGGTCGTCGGCTACCGGGCGCCCTGCTGGGCTGCCGACTGGCTGCTGACCGCCGGTCTTGGTGACCTTCGCGGTCGCGTTCTTCAGGCTCACGCCCACGTCTTCGACGTCGAGTTCATACACGGTGCGCTTGACGCCTTCGCGGTCCTCGTAGGAGCGCTGCTTGAGGCGTCCTTGCACGATGACGCGGGCGCCGCGGGTCAGGGTCTCGGCGACGTTCTCCGCAGCCTGTCGCCAGACGGCGCAGGTCAGGAACAGGCCCTCACCGTCCTTCCACTCGTTCGTCTGCCGGTCGAAGGTGCGCGGAGTGGAGGCGACGCGGAATTTGGCTACCGCGGCGCCGGAGGGGGTGAAGCGGAGTTCGGGGTCGTCGACCAGATTTCCGATCAGGGTGATGACGGTCTCGCCTGCCACAGGGGCCTCTCGGGGTGGGCGGTCGGCCTGCCGCGGGGCAGGCCGACCAGGGAAACAAGATCAGGAGAACAACAGACGCCAGGTGAGCGGTCCAGGGATGCCGTCCGGGTCGCCGCACAGCTCCTTGCGGGAGCGCTGGAAGTCGGCGACGTTCTTACGGTCGGCGTCCGACCACTTCGGGCCCGGCCCGGAGGCGTAGTGCGTGCCGAAGCCGCGCTTCACGAGCTGGGTGCCGAGTTGCTTGATGTGGCTGTTGCTCTTGCCCGGCCCGAAGTAGCTCGCGCCAGGGAACGGTGGGGCGGGCTTCGGCGCCGGGGTGGAGCCGCCGCCGGTCGACGGCTTGGAGCCGCCCTTGCCCACGATCGCCTTGGCCTTGGCCAGGATCTTGGCGAACGGCACGTCGCCCGGGTCACCGTGGTAGTTCTCCGGGACATGGAGATGTCCGCAGACGCCGCGGAAGGCGGTCCACTCGGCGTGGCTCATGCGGGCCGACGTCTTGCCGTACGAGGACGGGTAGGCGGGCCACTGGGACGGACCGGTCAGCGGGATGCCGAGGTGGGTGTGCATCCACGCGATCAGCCCGGCGAGGGCGTCGTAGGCCCACTGCGGGGCGTCCGGCCAGTAGACGTAGTGGACGCCCGCCTTCAGCTTGCCCCAGGTGCGCTTGTGCGCCGGGTCGCAGGTACCGATGAGTTCGATCTGCACCGCGTTGCAGGTGTTGGTCTCAACCCCCCCGGGGGCGTTGACCAGGGCGCGAGCCGAGCGGTCGAGCGCGAAGTGCTGGTAGACGACGAATTTCTTCGTCTTGAAGTCCGGCAGGGCGGTCAAGTTCGGAGCGTCGGCGCCGTTGCGGTAGCTGACGATGCCGGTGCCCTCAGTGGTGTGCAGGACCAGTACGTTCGGCTTCATCAGGGAGCCCTGGTACTGGTCGCCGTACCAGTGGGCGCCGCGGATAGCGCCCGGGTACAGGGTGGTGGTCATGTGCGTGCTTCCTCCGGTGCTGGTGAGCAGGGAGGGAGCACCGTGGCCGCAGTCGGGCGCTAGTGTCGCGTGCTGCCGTGGAGGGCACCCTTCGGCTCTGCGGCGCCAACGCGCGCAGCGGCAGCAGGGAGGAGAGGTTGCCGCAGCGCCCGGCCCGGCAAGGTGCGGAAGCGGTCAGCCGTCGACTACTTCGGCTTCCACGACGCTGCCGTCCTCCAGCTCCGGCGGGTCGGGGTATTGCACGGCGAAAAGCGTCTGGTTGAGGCGTTCGGCGAGCGCTTCCAGGTCGACGTGTTCGTCCTGAGCGGGGGCGCCGTTGTCCAGGCCGGTGATGTCGATGGCCAGTGCTGCGTCCTTGCCGTAGTGGGTGCGGTGCTGCCGCTCCAAGTACCAGGCGTCGGCACGCCAATCCGGTGCCGTGCGGTCCTCGGTGATCTCCTCCACGATCTGGCCTGTTTCTGGGTCGCGGAACTTCCTCGTCGTGACCTTGGTGACGATCCCGCCGTCGGCGACCCTTCTGATGTTGGCCATGGCGCGGGCTCCGGCCATCGCGCGTGCGGTGCGGACCTTCTCGAACAACTCGACGTAGGGGTCCTCGTCCCGGTTGGGGGCCTGCCCGTCTTCGCGAGCGGCGACTTCAGCGCGGCCGCGGGCCATCCACCGGTGGTAGGTGGCGCTTGAGATGCCGGCGGCCTCGGCGGCCAGCTCGACGGCGATGCCGGTACGGGACGCAGCGATGATGCGCCCTTCGACTTCTTCGGACAGCAGGCTGGGGCGCCCGGCGCCTGAGCGGCGCGGCTTGCGGCGGGTGGACATGGAACAGCTCCTCAGCGGCCGGGCGTGAATGCGTGGCCACAGGCCGGGCAGGTGGCCACGCGGCCGCGTCCGCCATCGTCCGGGCTGAGGCCGTCGCTGCCTAGACCTTCGTTGCTGTCATCCGGAAGGTGCAGCACGGGCGCCTGGTCCTCGTTGATGGCGCCGGGCAGGGTTTCGGGGTCGACCTGGCGCAGCAGCTTGTCCAGCTCGTCTGCGGAGATGGCGAGCGAGTCGTAGAGGGCAGCGTCCTCGGTCACGATGTCTTCGAGGTACGCGGCGAGGGGACGGGGCCGCCAGCCACCGTCGGCGCCGATCTTGTTGAGCTTGATGTTGAGCGCCTTGGCTTCGGCGTCGGAGCGGGAGGCCCAGCCGCGCTGTATGGGGACGAGCCATCCGCCGTCGTTGTCCAGGAGGAGCCCGGCCGGAAGTGGTTCGCCACGGGTCTGCATCTCGATCAACGCCTCTCGACGACCGTGTCCTCCCAGGATCTTGTGGGTGCGTTCGTCGGCGATGGGTTGATCGACGAAGCCGTGGGTGCGGATGCTCTCGATGATCCGCTCGACCTCGTGGCGCTTGGGGTTGCCCGGTGCGGGGGCGAGGTCGGTGAGCGGCACGTAGGCGGTGTAGCGGGGAGCGGGCACGGTCTCGGTCACGGCAGTCCTTCCGGCGGTTCGTGGTGCCAGCGGCGGGAGCGGTCTGCGAGCCCGCGGACTTCAACCGCGGCGCCCCGCCTCGCAAGCGGGACATGCCGTCATGGCCGGACCGCGCCCGCCGCTGGGCCGGGGCCGCCCTCGTTCCGGATGGAGCGACCCCGGGGTCCGCCCGCCCCAGGCGACGTCGCCAAAGGGGGTGGAACCCGCGGGAAGGTAAGAGGCACAGCCCGCTTGTGTCGCGGTGTCCCGTCAGGCGCGGTCTCTTGACGCGGAGTTCGGCGGGCGGCGTAACACTCGGTGCGACGCATGCTGTACTATTTGTCGTGGCTGGGAGAGCAACCCAGCCCCCTGGGCCTTGGTGTCACAAATTTCGCCGGTCGACGTACTTACTGGCGGCACCCTCTGCGCCTTGCCCAGGACAGACCCGAAAAGCCCTGGGCCGCCACGCCTTGGGTGAGAAAGGACCCCCATGTCGTACGAAGACGCCGACCAGACGCCGGTGCCCGCCCTGTCCCTGGGTGATGCCGCTCTCCTCTCGGTCTTCGCCAAGGTGTTCAAGGAGAGCGTCGTCCCCGCGATCGACGAGAAGATCGCCGCCGTGAAGGTGCCGCTCCTGGCGGCCTACGACGACCCCGACAGCAGCACCAAGTCCGTGGACGCAAAAGTCAACGGTGTCGCCGTCGCCACGCACACGGTTGCCTTCTCCAGGGACAAGTACGACGTCAGTGACGAAGACGCCTTCACCGAGTTCGCGGAGGAGCACGGTGAGGTGGAGGTCATCATCCGGGCCCGCCCCGCGTTCCGCACCGCGATGCTCAAGCGCGCCACGTACGACAAGGCCACGGGCGACATCGTCGACAAGCTCACCGGCGAAGTGATCCCCGGCGTCGTCCGCATCCCCGGCGGCAAGCCGACCGGCACCATCACCACGACGTGGAAGGACGGCGGGAAGGAAGCGCTGATGGAGGCGTTCTACGCGGGAGACCTCGATGGCCTACTGCGCGGCGTGCCGATGCTCCCTGCCGCGCCCGAGCGCGGCGCCCAGCAGTAGCAGCCCGCGCCCGTCGAACGACGGCCCGGCCGCCCACACCCCCCGCCGCGCGGCCGGGCCCCCTTCCCGAAGGACCACCGCCTTGTCCTCCCAGACCAGCATCGCTCCGGCTCTTGCCGGAGGCATATCCGACCGCGCGTTCCGTCTGTACTGCTACCTCGTCCTGAGGAGCGACGGCGGATGGGTCACCGTCCAGGACGCCGCCGACGCGTGCAACCTGACCAACCACCAGGCCCGCGAACCGCTCTCCGAACTCCGCAAGGAGGGCATGGCCGAATCCCGGCGCGTGTACGAGATGGGCGCCCACGGCCGCAAGACGTGGCACACCTACTTCCGGCTGCCGCAGGAAACGATGATCGAGGCGGCAGCGTGACCCACCGCAGCGCGGTACGCCACAACCACCGCCCCTACTACGTCACGGTCGAGTCCGCGACCGTCCGTGACACCCGCATCAGCTACCGCGCGCTTGGTCTGCTCACGTACTGCCTGGATCAGGCAGACAGTTGGCAGGTGCGCTCCGAGCAGCTTGCACACGGTGAGGGGCGCGAGGGGCGCGACGCCGTCCGCAAGGCGCTGCACGAACTGGCCGCGCACGGCTACTACCGGCTGGAGCGTCGCCGCTTCCTCGACGGCACGACGGCCATGGGCGCCGCAGTCAGCCGGTTCCCCGTCGAACAGTGGGCCCAGGACTACGTCACCTTCGGCAAGAAACTGGACGTCCCGGTCATCGAGCAGCAGGACGGATCGTTCCGCGTTCGCTACCCCAACGGCGACCTCGGCCCTGACGGGTTCACGCCTGACCCCGCCCCCACCGTGCCGGGAGACGCCCCCACGACCGTGCCGGAGCGGGAGCCGCAGCAAGAGCCGCAGCCGGAGCCGAAGTCGGAGGCGAAGCCCAAGAAGAAGACGCGTCGCACTCCTCCGGCCGCCGCTCGTGCCGCCGCGAAGAAGAACCAGCAGGCACGGGCACGGGAGGAGCCAGGCGAAGCGGCCGGCGCGGCGAAGGAGAAGACGCCCGCCCAGCAGGTCGCCACCTGGTACTACGACCACGCGAAACAGCACCTTGGCCCCTACGCGGGCAAGCAGAAGTCCGGGTGGTACTTCGGGCTCGTCAAACTCAGCCAACAGGCCCTGGACGCCGAGTACACGCAGAAGCAGGTGGCCAAGGCGTTCCAGCGCACCGGAGTCCACTTCCCCACGGCGCACCAGTTCCAGAGGGCGCTGAGCGACGAGCGGAACAACAAGCCGATGCCCGCCCAGTACGGCGGACGCCCCGCCCCCTACAGCGACGCTGCGACCTGGGGAGCGGACAGCGCGGCAACTCCAAGAGCCACCCAAGACCACGACGACGGCGCCGTCTTCGGCATCGTCCCCGCCTGACGCGAAAGGAGAACAAGCGGTGAGCACCTTGGCGGCCGCACGCGTCGCTCCCCAGCGGGAGCCCAAGCGCCTGTTCGAGATAACGGACCACATGGTCGCCACCCTGCGTCGGGGCGGAGCAGACCTTTCGCAGCTCGGAGTTCCTGCTCCGCCTGAAGAAGACCCCATCGCGCTCTGGGAGGACGTCTCCGTGCCGCAGGCCCACGCCCGCACCCTTGCCTGGACGAACAGCATGAAGGCAGCGGACCACGACGACTACCTGAAGTGGCGGTTGTCCGACCTGGACGACTACCAGCGGCCGCAGGCGCTGAAGGGGTGGCTCGACTCGCTCGTCGAGGCCAAGAGGAAGAAGGCCAGACCGGACACGATGCACTTCATCGTGTCCGGGAACATCGGGTCCGGGAAGACAACGGCTGTGTCGGCGCTCGGCAACGAAGCCAGCAGCCGGGGCCTGCTCGTGCGCTTCGTCCAGCACGCCACGTATCTCACCTGGCGTCGCCCCGACGGGGGCCCGGACGACATGAGTCGCTACCAGGTCCGCAAGCGCCACGTCGAAGACCCGGACCTGCTCATCCTCGACGAGTTGTGCGGCGAGATGGACGGAGTGCAGACGGAGTTCGTCCGCCGGGAGACCACCGATCTTGTCGGCTCCCGTCTGGCCTCGGGCAGACCGACGCTGTTCTCCACCAACCTGCGCCGCGACGGCATCAAGGCTGTCCTCGGCGAGCGGCTGTTGTCCCGCATTGAGGACCGGGCGTACCTGGCGAAGGTCGTCGGGCCCGACCGGCGCACGCCGCGCAAGCCCCTGGAGTGGTGAATTCGGCATCCGAGGACAGGGGGTGACTGGACTTCAGCGATTAGAGGCAGCGCATCAGGCGGCGGGCCCTATATCGTTTGGGCAACCCGAGGACCGACGAGCATAGGTCCCTCGGGCAGACCCAAACGAAAGGGACCTGTCTTGCCTGCCTTGACGACCGTGCGTGCCATCACCCAGGGGGAACGCGAACTGCGAGACTGGCACCGCAGTCTGCGCATCGGAGCTGCGACCGCGGGCTTCGGAATGATGCTCGCCTCCCTCTACCAACTCCACTGGGCCGGGGCGCTCATCGGCTTCCCGTCCCTCGCTGCCGCCGCCATGGCAGGCTCGCTCGAACTCCTTCTGGCGTTCAACGCGGGAGCCGTCACCAGCATCCGCAAGCGCACGGACAAGGGCACAGAGGGCGGCTACTACTGGTCGCTGTGGTGCATCTTCGCGTTCTTGCTGTGCATCTCGATCGCCGCGAACGTCGGCCACGCCATGGTCGCTCTGTCGGAGTGGTTCAGCTCCGGGGAGGCCCCGGTCGTGATGGTGGAGAACCGCGTGTACGTGTACGCCGTCGGTAGCGCCGTGGCCGCTATGGTGCCGCTGGGAGGCAGCTTCGGGCTGCACATCTCCGGCTTCGTCCGCGCGCGCGGTGCTGGCTCGGACTGGGTCGACGAGGACGGTACGGGTGCACTGCTCGATGCGGGTATGACCGCCCCCGTGGCGACCCCGCAAAGCACGACAGCGGCAAGGCCCGTGGCGGAGGCGTCCGCCCAAGGGGATGCGGACCTTGCGCCCGAGCCGCAGACAGAGGCCCCCGCGGTCGTCGCGAAGGGCGAGGCGCCGGAGCGGCCCGAGCCGGAGCCGGCGGCCGCCCCGGAGGGCGAGTCGGTCAAGGTGCTGCGCGAGGAGGAGCTGTACGCCATCTACAAAGCGGCCCGGGATGCCGACGAGACCCACCGGTTCGGCCCGCGGGGTGATCTGAACCCGACCCAGCTCGGACGCCGCCTGGGCCAGAGCCCACAGAACGGCCGGAAGAACGTCGGCCCGCGCTTCGACTCGCGCTACCGAGCGGAGAAGCAGGAGGAGCGCGGCGACGGAGTGAATCTGGAGGGCCTGGAGGCTGACAACGAGGCCGCTCAGACCCCCTGAGGTTCCACACCTGCACGACGGGGCGGCGCGCCCCCGGGGCGGGGGCCCCCGCCGCTGCTGTGTTCGGTGCTGGCGTGATCCTCGGTGAGCTGGGGTCCGAATCCGAGGGACACGACGTTGACCTGCTGCACCGCATTGAATCTCCGCCCAGACACGCTAAAATAGTACAGCGGACGTCAGAGCGCGAAGCTAAGGCCCTGCGCGCCGCAACATCCGGGAGAGCAACCCGGAAGACCCGAAGCGAAAGGCCCCATTCCGTGGCTGGCATCACCGCGCCCCAGCGCACCCGCAAGAGCCGGAAGCCCACCGGCAAGCCGAACCCACCGATCATCCTGCTCACTGGTCTGGAGAAGACCGGCAAGAGTTACGAGGCCGCGCGCGGTTCAGGCTCGGACCTGGTCGGCATGACGTACTGGATAGAGATCGGCGGCACCGAAGGAACTGCCGACTACTACGGCCGTGTGCCGGGCGCCGACTACGAGATCGTGCCGCACGACGGCTCGTACCAGGACATCCTCGACGCGATCCGCTGGGTGAACCACCAGCCCCGTGTCGACGACAAGCCGAACATGCTGGTTATCGACTCCATGACGTCGCTGTGGGACATGCTCAGCGACGAGATCGCCATGTACGCGCGCAACCGCGCGGTCCGTAAGGCGCAGCGTAACCGTTCCCGCGTACCGTCCCTCGACGACCCGGTCGTCATCGACTCCGACCTGTGGAACCGAGCCAAGGACCGCTGGGGAGAGGTGCTGTGGCTCCTGCGCCGCCACCAAGGACCGTGCCTGCTGCTCGCCCGCACGGAAGTCGTCACGGCCTTCGAGAACGACAAGCCGACCCGCAACACCACCCGGAAGGTGAAAGCGGAGAAGAACCTCACCGCGGCCGTGGACGCGATCGTGGACTTGCACGCCGTCGGCGAAGCCTGGCTCACCGGCGTGCGCAGCCTCCACATGAAGATCCAGCCTGGCGAGACTCAGCGGTTTCCCGACTTCACCGTGGATGCACTGCTGCGCCGCCTGGGACTGCAAGACGCGGCCGACTCCCGCTTCGCCTCTGAACTCCGGCCCGACGCCGAGTTGCAGGAGCACGGCCAGCACCCGGCGCCCACCGGGGCCGCTCCTTCCCTGACCGGCGAGCAGGCCGCCAAGCTCATCCGTGACGCCCTGATGCACCCCACCAACCCCGAGAACGCTCTGCGCGAGCTGCGCGAGGAGCACGGCCGCCGCACGCTCGCGGCCGTGACGACGGAGACCGCGTGGGGAGTGATGAGCGCCGACGACCTGATCACCAAGTCGCTCAACCACCTCAAGGCGAAGGCCGAAGAGGCGCAGGCGGGCGGCGGGCAGCCTGACGAGCGGCAAGGGACGGCGGACCAAGAGGCTGGCCAGGAGGACGAGCCGACGGACGCGGGCGGGCCTGAGCCGAGCGGAGACAGCTCGCCGCCGCCCCCTGACCCGGAGGCCGAGCCGCCTTGCTCCGAGCGTCCGGAGGAGGTCAGCGAAGCCGAGGAGCCGCAGGACATCCCCCGGCCCCGGCCCACCCAGGTGAAGAAGCACAACAAGGTGATGGCGGTGCTGCTCACCGAGGCGGAGATCCAGGCCCGCATCCTGGGCGTGTCGATGCAGGAGCACTTGGAATCGATCTCCGTCCCCGACGAGGGCACGCCGCCGCCGATGACGAAGCTGCGGACGTACGTGATCGAGCACCGCCCCGCCGTCATCGGCCTCCTGGAGGAGCGCGGCGAACGGGACCTTGCCAACGCCTACCGGCTCGCGGGCAAGCCGGAGCTGAAGATCGCTGAGATGTTCGCGACGCTCTACTCCGACCTCGCCACCGTCGGCTGAAGGGCCGTGAGGTGGCGCGCTTCGGATGTCCCGGGCGCGCCACTTCGCACTCCGTACAGGAAGGACGCGACCCGCCACCCCGCCTCCCGCCACCTGCCGGTGGCGCGCCCGCGCGCGCCACCGCCCATCCGGGCGCGCGCCACGCCACCACACCGGCGCGCCTTCCCGTGCAGGCAGCGCGCCATGGCGGCAGGAGCGGGCGCGCTCCCGCCATACCGCCCCTCGCGCATGGCGGTGACGACGCGGCGTCCGAGGCGCCACCAAAATGAAGCGCGCCCCGCGCCACCGTGCCCCTGCCGGTGGCGCGCCGAGCCCTCCGGGCGCGCCACCGAGGGCGCGCCGGGGCCCCGACAGCGCGCCACCTCCGAGCGGACACCGCGCCCGCCCCTGGGCGTGCCACGAGGCGGCGCGCCACGCGCTGATTTGCGGCTTCACCGGCACGCCGCGACAGGGCGCGCCTGCCGCGCTACCGGAACGCGCGCCGGGGCGCTGACACGACCGGACAGGCGGTGGCGGCGCGGACGGGGGGCGCGCGCGTGGCGCGCCGCGATGGCGCGGGCGCGCGGGCAAGAAGAAGGGCGCGCCCCATGCGGAGCGCGCCCAGAGCGAGGGTGCGTCGTCAGCTGGTCGAGCGCGCCTGCGCTCGGCGCTCGGCGCGCCGCTGTCGGCGCACTTCCTCGCGCGCCTTCTGCGCGTCGTCGCGCACCGCGTTGAGCAACGTCGAGAACTCCTCCGGGTACTTCTCGGCGAGGAGCCGCATCGCCTGAAGACGGTGGTTCGGCGCGCTCGGCATCCGCCCCCACCGCGCCACCGTGTAGTTCAGGGTGTACTGGAGGAAGCGCAGCTCAGCTTCCAGACGCGAACGGAACTGAGAGACACGCGCCTCGTGCGCCGTACGGGACTCGCCCTGCAAGGCGGGCAGGAAGTCTTCTGGATTCCGCATCATCCGTGTGGCCAGAGCATGGGTGCGCTGTGCCACCTCTGGCGAGCGGAACGCCAGGCCCTGGACGAAGTCGCGGCCGGTCCGCGAACTGCCAGCGACTTCTTGCACAAACGCCGACCACTCGGCGGCGAATGCCTCGTCGTCGAGCTGCGCCAGGTGCTCAGCCTCGTCCGCAGCGAGATCTTCCACCGCCTCCACCACGGGCTGCCGTGCGTCGCGAAGCTGCTCACGGAAGGCGCTGAGGCGGGTCTGGTAGTCACGCTTGGATTCGCCGTCGTGGCGCTCGACCACCGTCTTGAACTCGCGGGCGGCGCGATCAGCGGCGACGAGCGTCCGCGTGGCCAGCCCTGGCGAGCGGAACGCGGCCGCCTGCACCTCCCGCGACGCCCGCTCGTCGGTGCCGCCCAGTACGTAGGTGGTCCATGCCTCGAAGAACGCCTGGTGCGACATCTTCTTCAGGCGCTCGACCTCTGCCGTGGCCTTCTTGGCAGGTGGCTGCGCGTCGGCCATGCCCGCGGTTCCTCCTGGTCGTCTCGGCTCGCTGCTCTCAAGCCGCGGTGTGCCGCGCGAGGCGGCCGGTGCGTAGTAGGCGATGGCCGCCTCGCCACCGAACCCACTCCGTGTGCCGGGTCATCGCAGGAGCAACCACTCTCCGGCCCTGGGCGCTCTGCACGCGCGCAGTGGTCTTGGGCTGTTGGTCTGCTGGCCAGACCCAGGAGGAAAGGCGGACCCGTACTCCCAGACACCAGCAGCAACCCTCAACGCAGTGGGTTCGGCGGCGAAGCGGCCACCTAAATGCGGATGATACCCGCCGGCATCCCAGCGGGTTACCGGCCGCAGTGCTACCCGGCCTGCTCCGGGGCCTTCGGGCTGGTGACCGACTCGATCACCGGAGCGACCTTGCTCGGCTTCCAGATCAGGTCGTACGTGGCCTGGGAAGCGGCGAGGACCGTGGCGAGCGTGGCGAAGGTGAGGGTGCCGTGCTGGAACTGATCCCAGCCCCCGGACGCGGCCACGGTGATGAGGCCCGCGATCAGGGCGAGGACCACGGCCACCGTCTTCTTCAGCTCCGTCGGCCAGGCCGGGCGCTGCACGATCGCGGTGAGCAGCGGCAGGAGGGCGCCAACCTGGGCGCCGGTGGTGAGCGAGTCGAGCGTCGACATAGCGTTCTGGCCTTCCACGAGGTGATGTAAAGGCCAGAGCCTGCGGGGGCTGAAGGTCTAGTGTCGCGTCCTGGCTCTACGGCGGATCATGCCGCTCGATGTCTGCGGAGATCTCGGCAGGCGGCTCCGGCGCCGGGCGGTGAAGCACATCGCGGACCAGGTCCCGCAAGTCGTGGATGTACTCGACGGCGGCCGCTTTCCAGCGGCGCCACTGGCGCTGCTCCTCTTGAAGATGCTCGACACGGCGCTCAAGGGTGTCGTACTTCGCTTCGAGCGTGGCCATCCGTTCCATGGTCTGGTTCGTCGATGCGCGCTGCTGTTCGAGGAGACTGCTGAAGCCGTCGGTGAGATTCTTGACGGCTGCCGCTTCGGTGTTCTTCTTGTTCTGCCGGTACACCAGCCACGCGCCGCCCAACGCACCGAGCATGCCGAAGAGGGGGGCGAGTACGGGCGCCAGCGAGACGAGCCCATCCACTGGCACTCCCTGGGTTCGATGAATCACGGGTGCGCGGGAGCCGGGGCCGGCAAAGCCCGCGGCTCCCCGCAGCGCGCACACTGCACCGGGGCACCCTTTACTGTCTTGGCCTCACGACGTGACCTGTACGAGGTCGGCGATTGGCTGCTCACAGCCCATGCAGACACCGCGGTACAGCGGCGGCTCGGGAGCGGCGTAGTAGGTGCCGGTGAACGGGATACCGCTGACGGGACAGACGGCCGGGTCGGTGTGGCAGGTCGCGATCATGCGCTGCGCGCGGGGTGTGGGTTCCTCGTCGGTGGATGCCATCAGTCTTCTCCGATGATCTGCCAGTGCACGGTGGTCTCGTCGTTGTCAGTGCGGGTGACCCAGATCGTCATGCCCTCGGACGACAGGCCGGTGAAGCCGACCCCCAGCACTCTGTTGCCGGGGTAGCCGGTGTTAGCGGTGAGCTGTGCTCGGAACTTGGAGCCTGCGATGTTGCCGCCGGACAGCGTGACGGGTGTGGGCACGTTGGGGGTGGGTTTGACCTTGACGACCCCCATGACGATGTTGTCGGCGCGCAGGACACCGTTCGCTCGGATGGCGGGGCCGCTGATCGTGGCCTGCTCCGCGGTGAGCTGGATTCGGCTGCCCACGGTCACTGCGGTGCCGTCGAGTACGCGTTCGGCGACCCATTTGTCGTTGCCCTGCCACGTTCTCCACCGCACGGCAGCTCCGTCGCGGTCGCTGAACTTGCCGCTGTGGGTGACAAGGGCGGCTTCCGAGCCCTGGCCCGCCACCTGGAGATAGGCGTAATTGGTGCCGTCATCGCTGGTGAAGTACAGGAAGGGCGACGTCGAATTGGGTTCCAGCACGATGCGCTGTGACCCGTGGCCGTACGCGGTGAGCCGTGATGCGTCCATCACGATGCGTCCGCCGGTGGCCGCAGTTCGTAGGGTCGCGCCGGTGATGATCTTCCCGTCGATGGCCTTCGCGTCGAGCTTGTCCGCGGTCACCGCGCCGTCCGCGATCTGTACCTTGCCGAGGACCGGCTGTACGACCGCGTTGTCGAAGGCTACGGTGCCTGCGGTCGCGTCGTACGAGCCGATTCTGATCTCTGCCTGCACCGTGCCCGGCGGGGCTTGTACGTTGCCGGACAGCTCGTTCCAGGAGCCGCGGGTTGGGTTGCTGTTGGTGACGTGCCCGAATGTCACGTTGCCGGCGGAGTCGATCCACCGTGCGTAGATCCGCACGGAGGCGCCCGTCCAGTCGGTGGAGGGCATCGCGTCGACCGCCAGGTGCAGCTGCTGCCCGGCCAGGATCGGGAACGTGGACAGGGACAGGGTGCGGATGACCGGTGCAGCAGAGGCCGCGTTCACCAGGACGGCCCGTGCCGAGCCGTTGCCGCCGTCCGCGATGGACCAGTACGTCTGCCCGGCGACCAGCGCGGCGCCTCCTGGACCCTCGAAGGAGGGGTCCGGCAACATGTTGGGGCTGCTGGCGATCGTGAGCCGGTCCGCGGTGATCGATCCGACCTTGATGTGGGTGGCGTCGATAGCCCCGGCCCTGATGTGGCTCGCGTCGATGCTGTTGACCGCGATCTTGTCGGCCGTGACCGACAACGCCGCTATCTTGTCGCTGGTGATCGCGAGACTGGCGATCTTCTCCGCGGTGACCGAGAGGCTGAGCAGCTTCTCCGTGGTGACGGACTCCGCGGCCAAGTGGGTGCCGTTGACGGCTCCGAGGGCGATCTTCGCCGCGGTGACGGCCGCCTTGGTCAGCTTGGTCTCGCTGATGATGCCGTCGAGAACGTCCTGCGCGACGACCCGTCCCGGGCCGACAGGCCCCGCAGCCGCGGACGGCTCACCACCTGTGCCGGACAGGGTGCGAGCCAGGAACCGTACGTGCACGGGTACTTCGGTGGGTATCAGGAAGACGCCACCGCGCGGCGACTCGATCGTGCCGACCTGCGTGATCTGCGTCGGCTCGAACACGCTGGCCGTGGAGGCGTGCACCTCGATACGGGAGAAGTCCAGCGGTGCAGAGAGCGCGTCGGTGAACAGCCCGTCCCAGGTCGCCGCCACACCCCCGCGAGCCTCCGCAAGAGTCGGCGTACTGGGGGTCGGGGGCGGGGGCCCGTTGACATGGATGACACCTGTGGTGCCATCGCCCTGCTCGCCGACGACGACCTGGAGGGAGCCGTCCTCGTCGTACACCTCGATGGACCCGCCGTCAACGGACGCGTTCGTCAAGGAGTTGGACCGCTCCAGGTCCTGGATACGGCGCTCAAGCTGCGCCAGGTAGGCCGCGAAGTTCTTCGCCTGCTCGCGCTCGTCGAGACGAAACGACGTGGTCATGTGGTAGCTCCTGTCGCCTCAGCCGTAGTGGTCAGCGCGGGTGAGGGTGAGCACGGCTGTACCGGCCGCGGGGTCGATCTCCTCGGCCGTGACCCGATGCCAGATGGCGAGTTCGCCGACCCACGGCACGTCGACTTGCACGAGAATCCGGTCGCCCAGATGCCAGGAGCCCAAGGGGGCGTTGGGGTGCTGGCGGACAGCGATGGAGGGGATGGTGAGCTGCGCGGAGTGCTTGGCGCGCTCGGTGCGGCCGTACGCGGTCAGGGTGCGGTGGTTCTTCGTGCTCTTGCGGGTGATGACCCGGGCGCGGCGCAGCCGTCGGTCGTTGGTCACCACCCGGGCCCGCGCGGTCTTTGAGCCGCTGCCCTTGCCCAAGACGTAGACCTGGTTGGCGAAGAACTCGCCTTGTCCGCCCGGCGTTGCGATCTCAACGATGTTCTCGCCGCTCGCGAAGCGGAGATCTTTACGAGCCTTGCCCAAGCGGCGTGTGCCGAGGTCCAGGAAGTGCTCGACTTTCTCCCGGTTGCCGTCCCAGCGGTGCCGCTCGCGGAAGTCTGCATGCGCGAGGTTCATGACCTCGGTGATCGTGCTGCCGCAGTCCGGGGTCTCCCACCACTGGAGCTGCCAGGGATCTTGCCCGTTGGCAGAGCCCAGCAGGTGCCCGGAGTCATGGCGGTCGACGATCAGCCCGAGATCGCCGCCCTTGTAGGACTGCAAGTGGTCCCAGATGTGCCGGACGACGTCGTAGGCGTCCCACCGTCGACCGATCTTGTCTTTGGGGCGCGGCGGCATCTTTCTCTTCGGGTGAGAGCCGTCGACGTACCCGTCGTGGTTCTTGTCCCGCCCGTCGTACTTCCACTTCTGCTTGTGCTTGCCGCCGGAGACGATCGTGGAGCCCAAGTACGGCATCCCGTTGGGGTAGGCGGTGTAGCCCGCACACTCCACGCGCATCGCCTGGCCCTGGAAGGACACTTTGGTGACCAGACCGCCCCAGCGAATGTGGCCGTTGTACTCGGCATAGAGCGTGGTCGCCCACTCAGTGATGACGGGCAGGCCGTCCGGCCGGGCCATGAGCCGCATGTACTCCGGGGCGATCGTCCCCGTCATGGCGCCAGGGCCGTTCAACTCTGCTTTGGGCACCGAGTCGGCGACGAACGGCACGTCCCAGTCCAGGAAGTCGCGCGTGGTGGAGCGCTGCGCGATGTACCGCCACCCGCTCATGCGACCACCGGGGCCTGGCTGTAGGTGATCTCCGTGGCGAGGACGGTGCCGTTGTCCGCACGGAGCACCCCGGACATGCCCTCGGTGCCGATGCCCTGCACGGCGATGGGCAACACCGCGCCGCGGTCAGCCGGGGGGAGCGCGAAGGTGTGCCCGCACACCGCGGCGTGGCGTCCGGCGTGCTGGCTGACGAGAGGGAAGCTGCCACCGACCTGCTCGCCTACGATGACCCGCAGCCGCACGGAAGCCTCCGTGGCGTCAGCGTGCAGAACGCCGGTGAGGTGAGCGTGGACCGTGACGTGCGTCGCCCAGGGCGGCGCCGGTTCCTGCCAGCGCGCGCCGAGGGGGAAGTCTTCCCAGGTGTCGGTGAGGAGGCCGACGTCGTCGGGGTTGGGCCAGACGCTGTGCAGGTAGCGCCGCACCGTGTGTGAGCGCGGACGGGCCAGGTGCCGCAGGTCGGTGATCATGCCCTGGGTGATGACGGACGTGGAGGCGGGTACGTCGATGCGCGCCAGGGTGACGGCCGTTGACGCCGCATCGACGTCCTGGAGGCTGGTAGTCCCCGGCGGAACGTCGGAGATCACGCGGGTGTGCACGTAAGGGCCGACGGCCGGGTCCTCGGGCAGCGGCCACGTCTCCCCGCCGTAGGGGTCCTCGATCCGTGCGATGACCAGGTCCGAGCGGGGCCCGTCGGCGGACGTCGGCTCGATGTCGGCCAGGTCGGCGATGGGTAGGCGGGCCGCGTATGCCTCACCGCCGGCACCGGATCGGGGGCGGGCGGCGATCATTGCGCCGGTGCTGACCTGGACCGCGGAGCCGGGCACCTCCAGTGCCGTCACGACGAGGTCAGGGGGCGCGACGATTCCCTCACCGCCACCCGCGGCCGCCGCTACGACCAGGCGCAGTGTCTCCTCGCTTGTCGCCGTGCCCTCCACGAACCACGGGATGCCGTCCCACACCTTGCGTTCTCCTTCACCTTGGTTTCAGGTGAGGCGGAGGGTGAAGGGCGGCGCGGCTTTGTGTCTCGTGCTCACCACCAGGTGTGGGCGTTGCGCCACCGGATCTGCACGTTGGGGCCCGGTCCGCGCTTGTCGACCCGCGTGTATGTCAGGTGGGCGCCCCAGATACCTGGGGGGATGGTCATGTCGGCCAGGCGCGGCGAGGACCTGGTGAGCTTGTCTGCGACCGACGACTGGGAGCCGTCGTGCTTGGTGAGCAGGACCGTGCGGGACCACGGCCGCGCGTCGATCTCGACCGACTCGCCCTGCTTGATCGTCATGTTGAGCTTCACCGCCCACAGGTTCTGGAACTCGATCCGCGGAGCTGTGCACGGGCCCTTGATCTCGATGACCGGCTGCGTGGCGATTCGGCCTGCGTGCTGGATGGCCACGGTCTTGCGGACCGGCTGCGTCATCCACGGCGGCAGTGCATCACCCCACCAAGGCCGTCCCGGTCGCCACGGAATGTGGAACCCGGACATGTCCCACATCTCCCGAACCTGCTCCTCCTCGTCGTAGAAGCGGTCGTCGATGGCCTGGAACTCGCAGATCACCGGCACGTACCCGCGCGCGGCGAAGCGGGAGTGGACGACGTCGAATTTGCGGGGCCTTCCGTACAGGCGGCGGGTGCGTCCGGCGGAGTTGTGCACCAGCCACGCCACTCGGGTGGGGCGCATACGGATTGGGTCGGCTCGCCAGACCTGCCGCAGCATGGCCACGCCGTCCTGGACCCACTCGGCGGATGAGCCCTTCTTCTTGAGCAGGTTCAGGTACGCCTCGTTGTCGACCCAGTCGCCGATGCGCCGGTCCTTGATCATCCAGTACGGCACGGGGTAGTGCCGGTCGACCGGCGCGTCCACTGCGTCCACGCCCAGCTCGAAGGTCACGCTGGCGGAGCGCTGGTAGTCGCGGCCCAGCCGGTTGCCGTCCTCCCCGGGCAGCGGCTGGTCGCCGACTTCGAGTTCCGCCAGCTTCACCTCTGGCTCGCTGAGGCAGTACATGCCGCTGGCCTGCGTACCGAAGTGCAGAGCCGCACCCGGCAGATGGTTGTAGCTGTAGTAACCCAGGTACCACTCGCCGGAGCGCATCAGCCGACTCCTCCGCCGAGTCGGACCTTCCGCAGCTCGTACATGGCGTCCTCCATGGCGTTGCCGACGCCAGCGACCTGGCCGACGTTGATGTTCAAGTCCCCGCCGACCAGCGCCGCGGTGTTCGCGGCGGCAGCTGCCGTGCGCGGCGGGCTTGTTCGAGTGGGGCGGTACAGCGACTGGGCGCCGGCGGACTGGTTCAGCGCACCGTTGGCGAACTGCTTCAAGTCCCGCCCGTAGACGACGGTTCCGCCGAAGAACCCGGCGACAGTGCCGAGGATTTCTTCCGAGCGCTTCCGCTTTGACGGCGCCAGCGGGATATACGCCTCGCCGGGGTACGTCTCGGGCTCGGCCCACAGGCGCATCTCACCCGCCTTCGCGATCTGTGCGATGTGCCGTTCGCTGCCGTTCGCGAACGCCTTCACACGACCGGCCATGGCGCGGATGCCGCCGTCGGCGTAGCGGACGATCCCGCCGTCAGCGTGCTCGGAGACGTACGGCTTGCCCTTCGCGGAGTACACAACGGTGACGTGCACGGTCTTGCCGGTCAGGGAGTTGATCCGGCGCTGGATAGCCCCGACCTGCCCGGAGGCCGTGCCCGCAGGCGCGGTGATCTCGACCTTCTTCCCCTTGAGGCCCCTGATCTTGTAGCCCAGGTCACGCAGTTGCTGCTGAGCGAGGCGGGTCGGGGCGTCGACCTTCACCTTTCGGTTCGCGGGAAGGTCAGCGACCTTGTCCCGGACGGCCTTCAGCTCACCCGCGGCCCTGCGGATGATGGCCTCAACCGTGACCTTCTTCTTGGTGGGCGCGGCCTTGATGTCCGCGGCCAGAGCCGCGATGTTTCCGCGCGCCGCGCCGGTCGGGGCGCTGACCGCCACCTTCTTGCCGCCGGGCAGCGTCTTGACCTTGAACCCAAGGGCCTCAAGCTGTCGGCGCGCCTCCGCGGTAGGTGCGCTGATCCGGATGGTCTCCCCGACCTTCAGGCCGTCGAGCTTGCCGCGCAGGCTCAGGAACTCGGCCATGGCCTTGTCGACGCCGGAGGTCTTCATGATCGTGGTGATGGTGTCGGGGATGAAGCCCATCTGGTCGGCGAGTTGCTTCGCCTGGTCCTTGGGGATGCCCATGTCGGTCGCGAGCTGGATGGCCTTGGATCGGGCCCGCTCCATCGCGCCCTGGCTCTTGTCCATCGCCTCAGACATGGGCATCACGCTCTGCTCCGCAGCCTCTTTGGCCTTGGTGGCGACGCCGAGCATGGAGTCCCGCAGCTCTGTGAGCTGACTGTTGAGCGTCTGGCCGTTCCGTGAGGCGGTGTTGACAAGGCCGTCACTGTCGACGAGGGCTTTGCCCCAGCCCTCGGCGTGGTTGATGTTGCTCTTCATCGTGTCGTCGATCTGCAACATCACTGAGTTGAGCTGTGCCTGCGCGTCGTGAAATGACTGGGAGTTGCCATTGAGGGCGTCGAGTGCGCGGCGCAGGCTGTCGACGCGTTCGTCAGCGCTCTTGGTTTTGTCGCTGAAACCCTGGACGGCGGACTGGAGTCGGTTGTATGCGGAGGTGCCGGTGCTTGCCGTGCCGTTGGATGCTTCGTTCAGTTCCTTCGCTCGGGTCTTCGACTTGTCCAGCTCGCCGCTCATTTCCTTCAAGGCGTCAGCGGCGGCCTGGTACTTCTCGCCCTGGGGGGACAACTTGGGGACCCAAGTGTCGGCGCCGATCTGGGCGTAGTGCTTGGTTCCTTCTGCGAGACTCCGCAGCTTCTTCTCCAGCCCGTCGATGGAGCCGCCCTGGTCGAGATAAGCGTCCGTGACCTGCTTGAGGGAGACGTCGGCACTGCGGAGGGTGTCGACGAGCTTGCCCTTACCGTCCGAGAGCTTGACGTCCTGGAGGTACTGCGCGGCCTGAGCCCTGACATTCGCGTCGATCTGCCCGTTCGAGTCCGCGAGAGCCTGGGACAAGGAGCTGATGCGTTCCTCATGCGCGGCCGCGGCGCGGGCGGCCGCCTCCTGCTTCGAGGCGAGATACCCGAGCCCGATGGTGACGCCAGTGATGGCGATGCCGAGGGGCCCGCCGAGCGCGGACACCATGCCGCCCAGCGCGTTCGATGCCACCCGGTTCGCGGCTCCGATGCCCCGCAGGGTGCCGGACAGACGGCCTCCCTCGCTGGCAGCACCCCGGTAGGCGGTGCGCATCTGGCTCCAGACGCCTACCTGCTGTCCGGCGACCGCGGTGCCGTTGCGCAGCACTCCGACGGTGCTGTTCATCGACCGGCCCGCAGCCATGACAGACGTACTCAAACCGCGCATCATGCTCGTGACGCCGCTGATCACCTTCAGCATGAGCAGTGTGCCGAAGAAGGCGGACAGCGCGAAGTTCGCACCGGGGAGCACATGCATGAGCGAGTTGAAGGCGTGCACCACGCCGTTGAACGCGACCAGCAAGAGGCCGAGCCCGCTGCCGGCCGCCGACAGGTTGCCGATGGCGGTGGCCAGATTGGAGACCACACTGATCAGTGCGGGACCGATCGAATGCCCGATGCCGTCGAAGAACGTGCCCAGTGCGGGCATCAACTGGGTCCTGATCTGCCGGATCAGGTCGGTGACGCCGTTGTCTTTCGCAGCCCGTCCCAGACCGCGAAAAAAATCCGCGACCAGCAGGTTCAACTCGTGGAAGGTTGGAGCAGCGTCGGAGAAGAACTGCTTCATCGACGTCTGGCCCTTGGCCGAGTTCGCCCACCGCTTGAAGCGGGTCATCGAGCCTTCGAACCCGTCGAGTAGAGCGTCGCCGCTGTCCTGAGCGGCCTTTCCTACTCCTCCAAGGCCCTTGACCAGGTCCCAGGTGGAGCGCCCGAGTTGAGTCGCCTTATCGCCCGCGTGATCGAGGAACTTGGCGAGGGAGCCGGTCTCGCGTCCGGCCTGGACGGAGGCGCGCGCATACTGGGTGAAGCGTTCGATGCCGCCGCTGACCCGCTCGACAAAAGGGCCGGAGGCCACCGCAAAGTCAATGCCCGCGTGGCCCAGGTTCGCGAGCCCATCGGTCATGTGCCCGATGGCGGTGCTGTTGGTGGCCGCGATCGTCTTGAAGTCCCGGCGGAACGGGCCGCTCTGCATGAACTGCGCGCCGCGCTTGGCCAGGTCGCCCATCTGCCCAGCGGTGTCGCCGAGCGAATCTTTCAGCAGGGGCAGCACTGCGGAGGAGAGCGGCTTGACCTCATCCGCGACCTGCGAGAAGAAACGTTCCTGCGCCGACTGGCGCATCTTGCGCCATGCGCCGCTCAGGCCCCCGACCGTCGTGACGGTCTTGCGAGCCGAGGTCGACAGTCCGTCGAGGGACTGCGCCAGCGCCTCCTGCTGGGCCGCCGTCAGCTTCGCCCCGGAGCCTGCCTGCTGCTGCGCCTTGAGGGTCTGCTTCAGGGCCTCGCCGAACCCGGCAAAGGCCACCTTCGTGCCGATCGCCGCGGTACCGGCCGCGACGATCAGCCCGGGTATCGCGCCGAGAACACCGACGGCTGGCGCGGCCGCTGAGGCGAGCGCCGTCAGCCCGGCACCGTACTGGGTGAGCGCAGCGACGGCGGGCTGTGCCAGGGAGAGCAGGGAGCCGATGCCGAGCATCCGCATCGTCCCGCGGCCGCGCGGGAGCCGTATCCGCACCGGCACGTTGACCGGGGTGCGGTCGGCTTCCCCCTGGGCTCCGCGGATCAGGCTGCGGACGCCGGAAAGCAGACCGCCACCGCGGCCGCCGCGGTCGGAGTCGCCGTCCGGGCGGACGGGCACACGCACGTCCGTACCGGCGATCCGCCGTGCGATGCCGTCCAGCTCGGTGCGCAGCCGCTGGTCGTCGACCTTGATCTTGACCTTGGCGCTGACGCCCTTCGACGCCTCTTTGACGGCGGTGTCGAGCTTCTTGCGCAGGCCCTTGGAGTCGACCTTGACCTTGACCTTGACGGCCAGGCCCTCGGCGGCCGTCTCGATCTTGCTGCGCAGGTTGCGCGCGAACCCGGCGAGGTCGGCGACGACCGGCACGTCCAGGCGGCCAGCCTGAAGGCCCTCAGCCACTGCGGACCATTCCTCTCTGCATCGCGGCCGCGAGCATCTGCCGGTGCCCCGTGAAGTTGGAGGCGGACTGCGGCTGCGGCTGCGCGCCGCGCCGCTGGTGGGCGGCGTCGGCGGGGTTGAACGGGCGAGGGATGGACTTCGGTTCGTCACGTCGCCGATCGGCGGCCAGAATGCTGACCTCTTCGATCAACTGGGCCAGGAGTTCCGTCTCCTTCGTCCACCCGTTGATCTGGGCGGACTGGAGGCGGGAGTTCTCGGGGAGGCCGTCGATCAGGACGATCAGACGCCTCAGTCCGATGAAGCCGGGCTCTCCTGGCTGCCGCCAGACTCCTCGGGCGTCGAGCCCGTGGTGGAGGCTGAGGTCGGACTCGACGTCTCCCCATCGCTCTCGGAGGAGTCGCCCAGTCCGAAGGACTTTCCCAGGTCAACTCCGTAGACCTTGATCAGGCCCATGGTGAGGCGGACGTACGCAGGGAGAGAGGGCCCCAGGTCCTCGAACCGCTCGTACTCCTCCTTGCCCAGGAGGATGCGGTGCACCTCATAGATCGCCTCGACGAACCGGCGCGGCAGATGCGGGCGCTTGAAGAGGAGGTCAACGACGAGGCCGACCGTGGGGTTCTCGCTGGCCTCGACGACATCGCGGAGCAGACCGACCAGGTCCAGCTCCTCGGAGAGCAGCGGGTCGAGTGCCTTGGCCGGCAGCTCGGCCGGATAGATGAACTGCTCCTCGCGGTACTTGACCGGGATGCCGTGGGGGTACTGGACTTCCCGCCGCTCGGCGGCGTCGAGGTCGATGACGAACGACATGAAGGGCTGGCCTCTCGTGTACGCGGGCTGAGTCGCGGGGTGCGACAGCGCGCGGACACTGGCAAGCCGGGACGGCTTGCGTCGCGCGCTGCCGCAGCGAGAGGTCAGCCGGACGCCGGAGGCGAGACGACGGCCGCCGGCTGGAAGGCCGGGTCGTCGGTGATCAGGTACCAGGCGTCCACATCGTCACTGCCCTGGAGAGCAAGGCGCAGCGGCAGAATCGCTTCCTTGGTCTTCGCCAGCTCCTTGGAGACGCCTTCCATCTGCATCGTACGAGGCAGCATGTAGCGGTAGTGCTTGCCGCCGTCGATGACCTCGATGCACGCGGCGATCTCCGTGCGCCCTCCGATGCGGGGAGGGACGAACCGGTAGTGCTTCTGGGTGCCTTCCTTGGGCGTGATCTCCGTGATGGAACCGCCGCCGTACACCGCTCGGAAGTTCTCGCCAGACCACTGCTGCAAGTCGACTTCGAGGGTGCCCGCGTCCTGGGTCTGGAAGGTGCGGGTCGGGTAGCTGCTCTGCGCCGAGCGCACCTGCTCGAAGTTGGGCTCTGAATTGAACTTCAGGCTGTCCTCAGTGGTGAAGCCCACTGCGCGCCAGCCCTCCGGCATGGGGGCCGTGGCGTCACCCGGAGCGTTGACCCCGATGGCTGCGAGCCACACGCGCGTGAGTGAAGGGATGAGGATTTCGTTGCTGTTAGCAGTCTCGCCTGCCATGACGTTGGTTCTCCCTGGTCCGGTGATCGGGCCCGGGAACCTTGGGGAGAGGCGGCGCTTAACGTCGCGTGCTGGCCGGGGGCGTCACGGCGCTTCCCAGAGGGCCCGTGCGACGTGCTCGGTTCCGCGCGGTGTTCGGGGACGGCTCGCGCAATGCCAGCCTCCGCGAGGCGGGCGTCGCGCGATGACCCGCCACCCGGCCCCGCGGAGGCTCGCCCCGGTTTCACCGGCCTGCGTGTACGTGATCAACCGTGAGTAGCCCAGGGCCTGAGCTGCGCGCCAACAGGCCGCATAGAGCATGCTGTTGGCGTTGCGGACGCCGTCCGTCGCGGTGCGGGTGACCTCCAGGGTTTCGCCGTTGTCGAGATGGCGTGCGACGGGCCGCCCGACGATCGCGACGGCCCGCAGGACGCCGTGCTGGTCGGCAGCGCCCACGCTGAAGACGGCGCCGACCGGCGGTTGATGGTGCCTGTGCCACTGGGCGACGAACTCTTTCGCCTGCTTCTGCCGCAGGGGCACGAGGTGCAGCCTCACCCTCTCGTCGCTCGCACGCATAACCAGGCCCTCGCCTACGGGTGCAGGGTGACCAGCAGGCCGAGGAGCCAGCGGGGCTGTCCGTCGACGAGCGGGGACCACAGCAGAGCGCCGGAGGGCCGAACTCCGCTGATGACGGGCTGGCCGGGCGTGTGCGGGGCCTCGGGAAGCTCCGTGGCCGCTGCCGCGCAGGCGAGGGTGATCCGCCGCAGCTCGGCCTGCCCCGGCCAACCGCCGGGGTCGCCGTACACCTCCAGCGTCACCTCGGGCTCCGTTGCCCAGGTCAGGGAGCGCATATCGCCGCCGGGCCCGTGGGTGACGCGCAGGTGCGGCCACGGCGCCTCGGAAATCCCGGACACGCGGCCGGGCCCGCCCAGGGCCTTGGCCACGAGCGGGTGCGGTTGGAGCCAGGCGAGGAGAGCCGAGACCGGATCAGCGTCGGCGAGTTCGTACGTCGCGGCCATCAGGTACGGGCGACGTAACCCTGGCGGCGCAGGCGACGGGCATAGTCGGCGGACACGCGGATCTTGTCCCCCGGCTGGTAGCTGCGGCCCTCGATGTTGAGGTGGTGCGACAGCGTGATGGTCTCCGCCCCCGGACCAGCTGAAGAGGCGGCGCGGACGGTCTTGACCTCGTCGGCCGGAGCCCCCGGCGCGGCGGTCTTGGTGAGGTTCTTGGTAGTCATGCCGCGCACTGTGGGCGGCATGACGCCTTTGTGTCGCGCGCACTCGGGAGATCGCCGACGCCGCAAACGCGCTGCTTCCTCGTCGTGGGCTTAGCCGCCGGACGGCGGAACCTCTGTCGACGCCGAGCCCGTCAATTGACGTGTTCTGCCTACGTATTAATTACCGCAAAACGGGATCAGACGGTCCGACACCTTGACGTCAACGGATATGATGGCAGTGGCGGAAAAGGGCGACCGCCCCCGCCATGGTATCCGTCGGCATAAAGGCGTCACACCGTCTGACCTGCGGAAATGCCCTTTGAGTCATGCCTGAAGTCCCTCCAGTGTGGTTGTTGTGCCGGGAAGCCGACACCTCGAACCGGAGGGACCACGAATGAGCAGTAAGAAGCGCACCGCTGTCGACGGCCGCGAAGCCAGATGGCGAAAAGTGCCCTGCCAGTGGCGCCGTCCACAGCCTCTGGAAGTTACCGAGCCCCTGGCATCCATCTCGCTGGTGGCGTCGGTCGCCGGATACGTCCCCGAGGGTCCAGCGACGGTCGGCGCCACCGTCGCCTTCGCCCTGCACGCGGTGGCCACGTTGGCGACGCGCTGCGTGCGCCGTACCCGCGAATGATGTGCAGCCTTGTCAGCGTCGTGCGGCCACGATCGCCGCGGCGCGGGCCATGAAGTGAGTGCCGTCAGCGACCAGGTTGCCGGGGTAGACGGTGCCCACTTCGGCCTCCACGACCATCGGGCCGCGCGCGGTGACGGTTACGGTGACCTTCTTGCCGGTGATGATCGGCTGGCCGGTGCTGATGTTCCGGGCGATGCCTTCCGGGTCGATCGCCGTGGTGCAGCGGCAGTTCTTCAGGTTGGCGACGGCGCGGGACGACTGGTCACGGGGCTGGTGCATGTACGTGTTCGAGCCGACGCCGCGGTGGCGGCGGTCCCAGTCCATGGAGTTGACGGTGAAGCGCAGGTTGCCGGGCACGACTTGGCCCTGTGCCTGTAGGTGCGTGGGGCGCACCTTGTCGTCGGCCATCGTGACCCATCGTTTGGTGGGTGGAGCGAGGCGCTTAGCCTCGACCTCGACCTGGTGGGCGATGCGCTGGACGTGTGGGGCGATCATCCGCGCCAGCAGCGTCTCCAGCGCGGGGTTCGGGGTGAACTTCGCCGCCATCACGGCACCTCCGGCGGATTACGGGTGGCGGTGGCCTGGACGTAATCGACGACGGGACAGCCGGACACCTGATGCAGGCGGGCGGTGGTGACCGTCCACGTCATGCCGGTCTCGTCGCCGACGACGTCACCGGCCTCCACCGGCCAGGCGGCCGGGTCCAGACGCAGAGACCAGGGGCCGTCGGGCTGTTCCAGCGCGGAACCGGGCCAGGTCCCGCGCGGTTCTGGCCGTTGGCTCGGGTCGGGCGGTACCGGGACGCCGTTCGCGTCTCGGGCCCACGGATGCTTGAACGCGTAGAGCGTCAACCGTCGGTTCGGCAGGACGACGGCCACCGTCTTCAGCCCTTCCCCGGGGTGACCAGAGCCTGACGGATGCCCGTGGTCACCGCGGTGATGTACGCGGTGAAGGCCGGGGTGGTGTTCTTCCGGTTCGCGCGGCTCATGTCTCCCTTCTCGAAGAACTGGGCGCGCTGGGCGGTGGTGAGTTCGAGCTGCACGCCCATGCGGCGGGTGCTGCGGTTGGCGATGTTCGCCGGGTCGTTCCCGTTCAGTTCTTCAGCAGCCACGCTGACCGCGAAGCCGGCGGCGGCCAGGGCCTCGCCGATCTGGTCCCGGAGGTTGTAGTCGAGCCCGCCGAGGTAGGTCATCGCCGTGGTGCCTGCCGCGCCGTGCCAGGACACGATGTGACTCGCCTCCTTGGCCATCGTCAGGCCCTGCGGTTCATCGAAACGCGTCGAGGTGATGTGCAGCTCCGAGTTGGTGCCTGCCTCCTTGAACGCGTCGAGGGTGTAGAAGTCGTGTACGTCGCCTGCGGCTGCGTCGGCCAGTTCGGTGGTGCCCTGCTCGATCCCGCCCCCATGGATGGCCAGATGCAGCAGGCTGGAGAACGCGGAGGTGCGCCATATCCGCTGGTAGTGGATACCTTCGATCTGGCCGCTCGCCAGTTCCGCGTACGACTGATAACGGTCACCCACGGGTCTGCTCCCTTCTTCCGGTCAGCGCCAGTGGCGGCTGGATGAGTACGGCCACGGCGCGCGCGGCGGGCGAGAGAGTGGTTGGAACACCAGGCGGCGCAGCCGGTTCAGGCTGCCGATCACGGGGACAGCGCCCGCCTGCCCCGGGGCAGGCGCGGAGTCGTACGAGACCGACTGGCCTTCAGCGCTCACCGAGGAGACGCGTCGGCTCGCCCCCGCGTTCTCGCCGGGACGCTGACGTACGGACTCGGCGGCGTGCGCGACGACGTACCGCACCACCGACTCCTCCCGGGCGCCGTTGAGACCGACAAGGAGATCCACGTCGTACGTCCCGTCGGGGTTGGCCCGGTAGGAGACCACTTCAGCGATGTCGTCGAGGTGGACGGGCCAGGCGTCGATGTCGTCGAGAGCATCTGCCCAGTGCGGGGTGATGCCGCGCAGGGTGGTCGCAGTCGGCACCAGTGTCCGGTTGAGGTAGGCCGCGACGTCGGCTTGCGCGTTGCGGATCTCTTCCTCGTACGTGCTGCGCTGGCCGGAGGTGAGGGGAAGCGGGACGCCAAGGGCATCGGCGACGGCTTCGGGGGAGGCGACGAGCCCCTGGCCCGTGGGGAGGTCGAGGCGCACGGATGTGTCCGTGACAGGCTGTGCCACGGAGTTGGGGGTGAAGGTGACCGCACCCCAGTAGCGGCCGGGCGCGACCACCGGCAGATCAAACCGGTACGCCCCGGGGCGGAGCCGGACGGCGGGCGCGGCTGACGCGACAACCGGCCCGTCCCGTTCGGGCGTCGTGTAGAGGTCGAGGCGCGTCACCTCGCCGCCAGCCGGGCCCGGGTCGTAGTGCGCTCCGGCCCACATGGGCTTGTGGTCGTAGACCGACACCCCTGCGCTCCCTTACTGCTTGCTGCCGGCGCGCGCGGCCTGCGCGTCGAGACGTTCACGAATGCGGGCAGCGATGCTCTCGGAGACCACGGCACCCTTGGGCTGGAGCAGCCGGGTGACGGGGTTGCGGTGCGGTCCCAGGAAGGTGTGCTCGACCAGGCGGACGGTGCACTGGAGCGTGGAGCCGAACGGGGTGAGCGGGACGAACACGGCGTCCACGTTTGCGGGCGGCTGGCTGGTGGCGTCGTCGAGGATGATGTCGGACAGGTTCTCCCCGTCGGGGATGACCTCGGTGGGTGTGACGTACGGGCTGGGTGCCGGAGGCTCGGGGGCCTCGTCGACGTGGGGCGGCTCCAGCGGGGCGGCGTCGGGTGCGGTGGGGGTCGAGTCGGCCCCGGTCTGCGGGGTGGTCGCCTCAGACGGGGTGTCCTCACCGGTTGCCTTTGCGGCGGACTTGCGGGTGCGGGCAGTGGTGGCCATGGATGGCTCCTCAAACGGGTGTCGGTCCGATCGCGCGCACCCTGCACAAGGCGTTCGGCTTGTGTCGCGCGGTAAGTGGCAGGGATGGTTTCCTCGACTTCGCTGGGCGATGTGTGAGGGCTCAGGGATTGCTTGACGTGACCCGACTACCCGTCCCCGCTGACCTGCTCGGGCCGCGGGACGCTAACCGCGTGTGTACGCGGCCCGGCTCGAAGGTCGACCATCGGAGACGGCAACAGTCCGCCAACAGAGTGAGGTCGTCCCTCCCAGGTAGCCGGTGCCGCCGTGGCATCCGGACGGAGGGGCTTCCAGCGGCTATTCCGGTACACCATGCCCAACAACGTCTGCTCCCGCCCCGGCCGGTACCCACGCGAAGTGGTCCTCCTGCTCCTTGAGGAGTATGGCCCCCGTAGTAACTGGCCAGCGGGGCTGGGCACAGCAGCCCGGCTGTTGTTCGCCCTGCACGAGCAACTGTCGAGCGAGGGGTTCCTCAGGGCGCTGGAACTAGGACGCCGGCTCGACCTGCCGACAGTGGACGATGCGGATGAGCGACTGGCCCAGGTCACGTTGAAAGCAATGCAAGGCTCGCTAAACGGCGAGGCGTTCGAGGTGCTCATGGCATGCGCCGAGGAGGCCCACGACGTGCAACGGACAGCAGCGTGAAGGGGTTGGCTAAGGCGATTGCTGCTGACCAGATCCTCTGGCATGGCGTCGAACCAGGGTTCCGCTTCACTTGCCCCGACTGGTGCTCAATGAGGAAAGACCCCTCGTCCCACTATGGGTTTGACGAAAGGGACTTGGCCAAGGTGCTCCACTACGGACCCAACGGTGGCCTCGGCATCATGGACAACGACTCACTGGAATCCTTCGGCTTCGACGTCGACCTTATGGCTGGCTCAATGCCCGACGGGTCCCCCGGCAGGCCATTCCTCCGGTTCTCGGAAGAGGAAGACGGCCCTTTCTTTGACGTCCAGGACATCGAAGAAGGGCACGCCTTTCTGCGTCGTCTGTCCCACACAGCACATCGGATGACGCGCTGGATGGAACTGGCTGAGGAATGGGACAACAACGCCCCGGTCGGCCAGGCGGGCCGCACGGGCCTCGCTAATCTGAAAGTTGGCTGCACATGATCACGTCAAGGGGGCTGGCCTTCGTGCGGGCCCCTGCCGGTCGGGTCAGCCTGCGGCCGGGGCCTCGTAGGTGAAACCGTTGGCCTTAGTGACAACACCGCTGTCGTCGGTGAGTTCGACGGCCACGGCTCCGGCTGCACCGGGCGGCGTCTTCACGGTCAGCTCGGTGGCTGAGCGGACGTGAAGGTCGGCTCCAGCGGCGCCGCCGAAGGTGACGGCGGAGACGCCGTCAAGGTTGGCGCCCTTGATCGTGACGATGGTGTTGCCTCCGGCCGGGCCCTTGGCCGGGCTGATGCTGGCGACGCTCGCCGTGGTGAACAGGCGGTCGATGGCGGAGCGTAGGACGATCGTCCCGGCCTGGTAGAGCAGGAAGCGCTTGGAGCCCTCGGGCTGTCCATCGCCGCGCCCGTACGGCTCGGATATGTAGACGTCTTCGCTGACCCTGACGGGCGGATCTGTGAGTGCGGCTGCGGGGAACGCTGCCTTCGTGATGCGGGTGCCGTCCTGGCGATACAGGCCCATGGTGTTCCTCCTCCGATGCGGGATTGCGATGGAGGATGAGGGTGGACAGGTGCTTGGGTCGCGTTCCGAGGGTTTGCCCAATTGGGCAAGAACGATCTTGAGTGTCTAAAGCAGCCGGAGATGATCCCAGCCGTCCCGACCGACGCTGAGAACGAGCAGCCCTGAGGACGAGACTTCGCCGCTGCGAGCGGTGTACCAGTCGCTGCCGTTATCGAGTGTGGGGGCTTGGAGGTGAAGGCGTCCGTTCCCGAGCTGCTGGGCACGGAAGGTGTGGTAATGGCCCGTGATCAAGATGGCGGCGTCGGCGATGGCCTGGCGGCCGAAGCTCTGCGCCCGCCACCAGTCCCCGGCCTTCTCCGGCCGCGGGTACTGATGCCCGTGCGCCAGGCCCACCGTGGTCCCGGCGACATCGAGGCTTATCGCCTCTCGCCACTTCTCCGGGAGGACGAAGGAGACGTGACCATACGCGTCCACGTTCCGGGCGTACGCGTCGGCGATCTGCGACATCACCTCGATGCCCCAGTCGTCGTTGGGCGGGCCAACCGCTTCGCGGCCGCGGCGGACCCTGCCGTGGTTCGAGCCGCACGTTGCCGCGACGACGCGCCCGAAGCGCCCGGCGAGACGATCCAGACCCTCGAAGGTGATCCTGCGGTGGACGCGGATCATCTCCGTGAGCGACAAGTCGTTGGTGTACGCCCGCTGCCCAGTGTTCTCGTAGTTCTCTACGCAGTCGCCGGCGTCCAGCCAGTACGCGGCTGTGGGACCTTGGCCGATGGCCTTCAGATCCCGTACGTGATCGTCGAGCTTGTCGAAGCGCTCCGCGACGCGTCCGACCAGTTCCGGCGTTCCACCGTCACGGCCGACCTTGCCGGCCTGCGCGTCGGCGTACACGACGATCAGCGCGCGCTCTGCGGCCTCGGCGGCAGCGCGAGGCTTGCGGCGGCGGCGCATCGCGTCGCGGACCAGGGCGTCGACGTCGCCTGCGGAGAGCCAGGCAGGGGCTGCCGGTTCGACGACGTAACGGCAGCGCCAGACCGGTCGGGTGACCGCGTCCTCGCCTTGGGCGAAGCGGTGCCAGGCAGCCGGATCATGGCGAGCTTCGACGAGGCGAACTCTCCAGCCGTCGGGAACGGCCAGTCCGAGTTCTTCGACGCGGGCGCGCCAGTCCGCTTCACTGTTAGGGGGCTGCTCGGCGGCCGGTGCGGTGACGACCATGGTGCCGCCCGGCTCATATCGGACTCCAGCCTCCCAGCCGCGCGGCGCAGGCGCCGGGGCCCGCAGCACCTCACTCGGCTTCGACTGCCCGTTGGGGGCGGGCTGGAGCAGTGCCTCCAGGTCGTTCGTGAGGCTCATCGCGCACACCGGCATCCGTTGGCTTCACCACGGCGGCGGTGACGCGCCACGGTGTAGGCGGTGATCTGTCGGCCGTGCTGGTTGAGGATGTTGGCGATGGCCGTCGATGTGATCGTGCGGGTGTCGAGTGTGTGGCTCAGCATCACTGCGGTGTCCTTGTCGACGGACGCGAGGACCACGCCGACGCTGCACGGCGGCCCCTTGCGTGCGCCCGGCGCCCGGGTAAGCGCCTCCAAGTCGGCAGCCAGCTTGCAGAGTTCCTTCTCGGTCACCGGCAAACTCCAAGTCAGTGCGTACAGAAGCGGGACGGACCGTATGGTCCGCCCCGGTCTTACGTCGCCCCCTGTTCAGCGGCCCTGCGCTTCACGGTCTTCGGCTTCACCAGCTACGACGTGTGCGTAGGCCGCGAACTGTTGCCGCTCCTCCGGTGTCCCGTACAGGGCGAGCAGGCCGCGCGCGTGGTCGAGCTTGGGGCCAACTTCCTGACCCCGAGGGTGGGAGTGCGACCAGAGTTCGAGATTCCCGGAGCGAAGCCGCCCCCGCTCGTCCATGATGAGCGGCCCGGCGGTCCGGTTGTCGTGTCGCACACCGTTGACGTGATGCACGGTTTCGGTGGGCAGCAGTGGGCGACCGAGAATCTGCTCGATCATCAAGCGGTGCTCACCCTTCGCTGACTTGCCGCCCCCCTGCGAGATGACGCGGTAACCGTCCTCGTTGAGGTAGCCCTTTCCGTTGCCCGTCCGGTACGCGATGTGACAGGTTTGGGAACAGAACCGACCAGCTTGGGAGAGCGAGCGCGTGTAGGAGACGCCGCAGAATTCGCAGTCCCGGGTCACCTTGCGGGATTGAGTCGCGGCTTTCTTGCAATCCACCGAGCAATACCGACTCGTAGAAGCAAGAGCCTTGATGACGTAGTAATCGTTGCCACACTCTTCGCACGCGTTTGCGGCTCCGGTCTTAGGCTTGGATGCCCGCCCTCGGCACTCGGCGTTGCAGAAGACTCTCGTCCCTCGCACGTCCGCCCGGCGGCGCACCACTTTCCCATTGCAAGCGGCGCACTTGAGTTCAACAAGGTTGGCGGCCTTCTGGCAGTCCCGCGAGCAGTACACCGGCCGTCCAGCTTGCTGCGTCGCGACTTGCCCGCCACTCGCCTTAAATGAGAGCCCGCACCGGGCACAGGGAAGCATGGGGTGCTTGCGCTTCGGGCCCGACTTTCGCGGTTCGAGGTCGCCATTACGACGCATACGCTGATAATGCACGTTGCACCAGTCAAGGCGTCCGATGCGTCTGTCCGAGCACCCGGGGGCCTTGCACTTCTCGGACTCGTTCTGCGCTTGTTGATTAGAAAGGCTTTTGCGGACCCGCCCACGCGAGACCTCCCGATTGCAGCAGTCGCCTTAGATTAATGCGTTAACGCTAGATCACCCTCGCCTGAGTGGCAATAAAATGTCAATAACGCTTCTCAAGGGCTGATCAGAAAGTGAGGGTGGCTCCGGCAGGCCGGGACCACCCTCACTTGAGGTGCTATTGCCTCACCTTTTAAGCCGCGGGCTGGGTCCAAGTGCCTATGACAAACGACTCAGGACGGGGCACTTCCAAAGCGACCCTTTCGTCCGCTCGGAACGTGATCAGGCCCTTCTCGAAATTGTCGGCGTTCTCCGAACTGACGGTTACGGAGACGGACTCCCGGTCGTGGAGCTGGGCGCCGAGGCCGAAGGCGCCGATGAGGAAGTTGTCGTCGGCCATCGCGGTCGTCTCGACGACGTCCAGGCGCCAGACACGCTTGGTTGCGCCGACGGCGATCTGGAGGGCGACACGGAACGCTCCGGTCTTGTCCTCCTCGACCTCGACGTGCTCCCACATGGTCGGGCTCAGCACGATTCCGGTCGGGTCGTATTCGGCGAGCAGGGCCTTGGTGATGCTGCGTCGGATCTGGACGCTGTACTGGTCGGTGTTGAGTCCCTGGTACTGCTGGACTCCGGGGGTGTTGAAGATGCCGGTGAGGGACTGGCCGTCCCCGACGGAGTGCAGGAGGTCCCAGTCCTCCTGATACTTCACACCCTCAATCATTCGCGAGTTAATGAAGGTCTTAAGGCGGGGTTCGTCCGACAAGATATTCTTGTGCGAATCGATCAAATGTGCGATTTCGCTGACCGGGTACATCACGGGCACAAGGGACAGCTTCGAGCGGGGCGCCCGCCCCCAGGTGTCGGTTTCCGCACCAGTCGCCGGGCTGGTGCCGTCGGCGCCGTAACGTTCCTTCACCTGCTTGGCGTTGTTCGTCCAGCCGGTTTCACGCGCACCGTAGAGCACAGCTTGCTTGGTGCTGCTCTTGGGGAACAGGTCGCGGATGTGGAACTTCCGGTACTCGCGCTCGGCGATACCGAGATTCTGCGCGGAGCCGAGGGTCTGATGGGTGACGGTGCCTGCGGACAGGCTGAAGATGGACTTGCCCTCCATCTCCGCGCGGACGTACGGGCGGTCGCGGAATCCGGCCTGGGCGGCGTTCTTGTAGGCGTCGCTTTCGACGAACAGGTCACCGAGGCTCTTGCCTTCCATGGCGCCCTGCGGCTTCTGGCCGTAGTGCTGGCCAGCGGCGGAAACGGAGTCGGGTCCGGCGAGGTACTGCTTGACCTCGCTCATGCCCTCGGCGTCTGCGATGAGCTGCTTGAGTTCCATCGCCTGGGCGGACACCTTCTTGAAGGCGTTGGCCTGCTCGGTGGAGACGACGAAGCCGCCGTTGTCCTCGACCTTGAACGTCTGCGAGATCCGCTCGGCTTCGGCGGACTTTTCGGCGAGCTGGGCCTTGAGGCTCCGGACCAGTCCCTTGTTCTCCGCTATGACGGGGGTGCTCACGGTGTGCTCTCTCTACGTGCTGGGGTGCGGTTGACGTGCGTCGCTCGCCCGGCCAGCACCGGGACGACCCGACAACGCGGGGCATTTGAGAGAGCGGGGGTGGTTAACGTCGCGTGCTGCCATTCCTCAGGTGATGGAGGAAGGCAGCACGTGGGCTCTGACCTGCTGTTTTGTTGTTCTGGACGGGGTAGTGGCCGCAGGGGGCGGCCAGTCGGCGCGCGAGGGTGGAGACGGAGCTAAGTCGCGGGCGTCACCCCTGGATCGCGGCGAGTTGGGCTTTCACCTCCTCGGCGTCCAGGCGCACGGTGTCCTCGTCTTCGTCCTCGTCGTCGCTCGGTTCGTCGGTGAGGGCGGGACTGGAGTCGTGGGGCTCGTCGTAGGGGTCGTCGTCCCACAGGTCGATGCCGTTGCCGGCCATCGGGGAGGGTGCAGGGGTGGGCGCCTGCTGGCCGTCCTCGTCGCTGGGGCTGATGTCCAAGCCCTTGGAGGAGAGCGCGGCGAGGAGTTCCCCGACGGTGGCGCGCACGGGTTCAAGCTGCTGTGCGCTGTCAGCAGCCTGAACGCGGGTGGTGGCGTCCGCGAGGGCGCGCACGGTCGGTCGCACGATTCGACTGTCGGCGGTTTCGCCGCTGTCGGCGGTACGTGCAGGCCCCTGATCGGGGATGACCACGGTGGTCAGCTCGACGGGCTGGGGTGTGCCAAGGGACATCTCGGGGCCGGTGGAGTCGTAGTGCACGGCGTAGTTGACCGGGTCGTTGCCGTCCTGGTGGACGGAGACGATGACGCGGTCGGGGTAGGTGGCTTCGATGCACGTCCAGGTGCTCTCTTCCGTGGCCAGGAGGCGGCGGACGGCGACGCCGAGCCGGTCGCGGATCTCCTCGTACGATGCGGGCAGCGGCTGGATCGGCGGCACGGTGGCTCCTGTGGTGATGCGGGACTTGGCTTCGAGGACGGTGGCGCGGGCGCTGTCGCGCTCGGCGGCGTGGCTGGGCCGGTAGACGCTGCCTGCCGCCTTGGCTTCGAGGACGGCGGCTCGGGCGGTCTTCGCTTCGAGACTGGCCCGCGGCTCGATGTCCGCGCCCGGCTGCACCCCGGTCTCCTGGATGGGTATGTCGCCGACGGCCTGGCCGGTGAGGCGGATTGGGGTGGCGTCTGGGCCGCGCACGACATGCACGGTGTCGAAGGCGACGGGGAGCGGCGGCACGACCGGGGTGTCGGTCGGTAGCGCATAACCGAGGGTCACGTGCGGGGTGAACCCATGGTCGGTGCGCAGGGCCCCGGCAAGGGGGGACAGAGCGAGTGCGTTGATGACTCGTGTGCGGAGTTCACTGAGGCCGGGCACGTCGACAGGGACAAACACCGGCTCGCCTTCTCCTGCGTCGGGGAAGCGACCGATGCCTCCGATCGCCCCGGCGAGCGGGTCGGCGCCGTTGAGGGCCGCGGCGACGATGCCGGCAAGGTCGTCGGGCTGGCCAGGGAGCTGATCGGTCTCGCCGAGGTAGGCCAGGGTGATGTGCAGATCGCGTGCGGCGGTGCCGTCGCGGTGGGCGACCCTTGCAGCGATGCTGGCGGGGAGATACAGCGCGACCATGACGCCGCGGCCCGCCTGCTGTTCGGCGGCCTTGACGTCGATGTGGCCGCTGGATGCCGTGGTCTTGTGCTCCAGCTCGACCGAGTCGGCCTTGACTTCCAAGGACCTCGTCATGGGATGTGCGCCGTGGAGGACTGGGGAGACCTCGTACAAGTCCAGCTTGTGGATCACGCGGACGCCGTCGGCGCGCCTTGTGGCATCGCCGGGAGGGACGCGGTAGCCGATGGAGAACTGGGCTTCGCCGTGCTCGTGCCACTGCCGTACCTGCTCATATACGTCGCGGCCCTGGGACGTGCGCAGGTTGAACTGGATGGTCGCGACGAGGGCCCCGGCCCCTGCGGGCCAGTTCGGGATGTCGGCGAACCGGGGGTCGCCGGGTTGCCACTCGGCGATCTCCAGAACGACACCGATGGGCTGCTTCCACTCGTGGTGCCACACGGTCTTGACGGGTCTGGTCGCAAGGGTGTGGGCGAACGCGCCGGGGACGATCAGGTCCGCGACTTCGTCAACAACGCCCGTGACAGCGAAGATCGCCCGGCATATGCCCTTACGGGATACAGGGGCTCGGGACATGGGGGCGGGTGGCACGGCGAGGAACCTCCGGCGGTGGACAGTTGGCCGCCGCGGACCGTGCCGTGCTCGCCCCTCTACTGTCCCGTGCTGATCTCTGCCTGGGGGTTCCTGGCTTCGGCAGCCGTGCGCGCCGCCATCCATCCCTTGGTCCAGTAGCGGGCGCCGAACTGCTGCTCCTGGTCGGCGCTGTACTGGTCGTAGGGGCAGGCGTCGGAGGGGTCCCCCTGCCCGAACGCTGTTTTGCCCTCGTTGAGGAGCGCCAGGTATCTCTGGCGGTTCAGCTCCACCGGTCTGGCTCCTAATTCTGTTTCGGCGGGAACAGCGGATCTTGCCCGCCGCGTTCAGCGTCCATTGTCCCGTCGGCGCCGCCGCTGCTGCCCTGGCTGTGGGTGCGGGTCATCTGGGCGTCATCAACGTCGATGGCCCAGACGTCCGGGTCCGTGTATCGCCACACCTGACCAGTGGCATCGCGGACCCACCCCGTCAGTGTGCCGTCCGGGGCCTGGTCGAGCCACGCCTCTTCCCCGTCCCCGCCGTTGTAGGCGGCGAACGCGTCGGCTGGCTCGGTCTCGTCGCCCTCGTCGTACATGTCGCCGGACCATGGACGGGCGTCGTCTTCTGAGCCGGGTACCGCGCCGGCGGCTGTCTCGTCTTCCGGGGGCGCGGCGCCATCGGCGGGAGTCTCCTCACCCGCGGGGCCCGGTGTGGTCATCGCGTCGTCGGCCGTATCGCCCGAGGCGTCCTCCTCTGCGTCGGACTCCGGAGCCTCGTTCGGCTTCTTAGGAATCGGAGGGGCGCCGGAGCTGGTTATGTCTGCCGCGTCCTGGTCCTGATCTTCGTCGTCGTCTTCGAAAGGCTTGCCGCCTTTCGGGAGTGCCTTGATGGCGAATCCGTATCTGGTCACCAGCGGAGCATGTCGGCGAGAAGCCGCTTGTGTCTCGCTGCACTGACCATTCTTCCTGTGCACATCAAGCTCTCGCGGTCACCCAAACCGTGGGGTATAGGTGCCAGCGGTCGGCGCGCCCCCTCCCCTCACCGAGCGGGCGCGCCCAGGCCCAGTGCCGCAGTTGATTGTTGCCGGCGTCTTCGGCGTCCTGTGTTACTCCTGCTGCTCGCCGTCCAGCTCGCGCCTGCGGCGGGCTCTTTCCTTCTGCCACTCCTGAAGAAGTGCCTTGCGGTGTGCGCTGTTCTGCGGCCATACCTCGCGGATGAGGAAGCGCGCTCCGAAGAGCAGGATGGTGAGCACGATGACAGCGAAAACAGCCCCCCAGGGAGCCGTGTCGATCAGGGAGAACATGATCTGTGCCTTCCGACCTTGCTTGGTCGGCGGGTTACTCATGCAGCCAGTAGAACGCTCCCCAGCGTGCTGCGGTGGTACCCGCCCCAGTGACTCGCCACGGGGAAGGGAAGGTTGGGGCCTCTAGGCGTTATCTGGGGCGCTGTATCGATCGGGTCTGGCATCCACGTGAATGTCTCGTCGACTGTCTCTCGGCCGAGTAGCCGGGACAGCACTACCAGCAGCACACGGACCAGGAAGCGCAGCAAACAGATGATGAGTTGAGCGAGGGCCGCAAGGAACTCCGAAACAGCGGCGCGCCGTTCGGCCAAGGTCGCTGCGTACCGCAGTTCCTCAGCAGCCGTCTTGAAACGTGCCCGGGCATCAGCCTCTGCATGGTCATAGAGGAGGTCCCAAAGCCCAGCAATCGGCTCCGGTGCGGTGACGCTGAGTCGCTTGCTCAGATAGCTCTGGCCATCGGGCAGTGTCAGGTCGAGGAGGGATGCGTAGCCTGGGCTCAATTCGACTTCTATCCACCTGGCCTTCTCGGCCCGCTTCAGGCGAGACGCGGGTTCCTGCTGTCCCATCACACCCCCTTCCAGACGGTCATCCACTCCTCACAGCCTAGTTGTTCCTTGCCCCATCGGGATGACGTTGGTGTAGCGACTCAGGACTGCGAGTACGGTTTCTTCGGCGTCCCCGGCTACCACGCGCAGCGGACCTGTCGGTGTCAGCAAGATCGACTCGTCGACGTGCAGCTCGACGAGCGCGGCCGCGCGGGCGGAGCCGATCACCGGCCGGTCCGTATCCCCAGTGACCTGCACCTGGTAGGCGGAACCGTCGTCGAACCGGCCAGTGACGGTGTGTGGCATCCTCTTCTCCTTCATCGGGTGGCGAGCAGGCCGAGGAGGAACGAGCGCATGTCGTCGTCCAGATACCAGTCGCCGGTGAACATCGCCTGCAAGGAGCGCGCCAGGCTGTCACCCGTGTCGGTCTGTGTCTGCTGCTGCGCCAGGAGACGTCCCAGAGCGGTGAGGTCGAGCGTGCGGGCGCCGGGGCGGCCGGTGTGGGTGCGGGTGAACCAGAAGGCGCGCTGTGCGGCGTCAAGGTCCGGCAGGTGCGTGGCGAGGTGCTGGGCCAAGGCGTGGGCAGCCGTGCCTACTCCCGCGTCACCAAGGTCGGCGACCGTGGCGCGGCTTGCCCCGGGCTCGTACCGGCCAGCATCACCGGTGACCGCGGTGAGCCCTTCCGGCGTGGCCAGCCAGTCCCTGGGTATGAGGCGCTGCACGTTGCGTACGGCCCGCTCGGCGTCAGGGGTGGTGTCCGGGCCGAACACGATGCCCGCACTTCCCTGAGAGCCGAGGTCACGAACGTCGGCCAAGGCTGCGGCGACAGCATCCGGCACCGCGGCGGCGTACCGCGTCCGAAGGTCCGCCCACGCGCGGCGGGCAGCCGCAGCTTCCCGGCGGGCGGCAGCAATCTCCACGTCAATGCCCAAGTCCAGGACGGTGCTGCCACGAGCAGCCTGGAGGTTGAGCAGACGCCGCTCCGTGTCGGCCACGTACTCGTCCGCGTCCCGCAGGGCGCCGTGCGGGTCGCCACCGAAGTCGTCGCCGAGCGCATCGGCCAGGCGACGCGCCACGTCACGGTCGACGTCTGCGCCCGCCGCTCGCAGCGCGGCCAGGTGCCGCAGCGCGGTAGTGCCGGGGCCACCGTCGGAGGCGCGATCTGGCACCCACCGGGTTTCACCGACTCGTCCGGGGAGCCTGCCAGCAGCGAGCTGCGCCCATGTCGTCGGCCGCCACCAGGAGACACGACGACGCGCCAGCGCGAACCGGCCGCGTTCGGGCAGCAGGCCCGCCCACTGCGAGACCCGTGCGGCCAGCGATTCCCCGTCCACGTCCGGAAGGTCCAGGGCGGCGTTCAGCCGCGCCAGCCGGCGGGACTCCGGCCAGTTGCGTACCCGAGCCACCAACCGGTGCAGGAACCGCTTCAGGCCGGAGATCCGGTCACGGTTCTCACGCCACAATTCGGCGATCTTGCGAGCGGCGGCCTTCACCAGCTCAATGAGACGACGAGCAATACGCGAGAGCAGATCGATCACGTTCGCGAGGAAGCCGGGACGTGGGGCGGTGCCCGGGGAGGCAGCTGCGCGTCGGGTGATACGCCGGGCGGCGTTGTGCCGAGTTGCGTCGAGGTACGCCGCCAGAAGCCGGGACAGCGTCTCAGCGTCGCCCGGGTCGGCCCCGGCTTCTTCGAGCTGCCGCAGGAGTGCAGTGACGGCGTCGTCGACGTGGGTGGCGGCGTCGGGGGAGCCGCCCTCGTCCGGGACGTCACGGCGGCGCGAGGGTGACGGAGCCGCGACCGGCTCCGGGATCAACCGCAGTAGGTCAGCCGCGCGTTGCGCCAGGTCCTCGTTCGACTCACCGGGCAGGGGTTCGAGGTCGTTGACCGTGCGCAGCGCAGCCCGGACGGTGCGCTCGTGAGCCTTCGCACGGGCCCGGCGCAGAGCCTGCTGCACGGCGGCACGCTCACGGCCAGTAATGCCCGCTGCGTCGAGGGCGGCGCTTGCGTCCTGGCGAGCGGTGTTGCGGGCGCCTTGCAGGGCCTCGGGGGTCAGGCGCTGCGCGATCTGCTCGCGCAGGGCGTGGATGTCGCCGGGCGGCTTGGTCCCTGCAACGGCTTCGTCGATGATGCGCATGGCCACCGTGCGGCTGTGGTCATCGACGATCTGGCGCCGCACCGCGGCGATCGGCGGATTGGGGTCGCGCGGGGTCGCAGTGGATGCCGGGCCTTGGGCGTTGTCGTTGTCGGTGGTGTCCGTGGCGGGCTCGGGGAGCTGCCACACGGGCATGGCGGTGTGGACGATGCGCCGCTTCCACTGCCGGTTCTCGTCCTCCAGAAGGAGGCTGCGGACCCCGCCGGGTCCTTCCGCTACGTCGATGACCCGGTAGACGTGGATCTCATCGCCGTGGCGTTCGTCGGGCATGGCGATGATGTCGCCTTCGGTGATCTGCGCAGCGTTGGACGGACGGGGGCGGTCCAGTCCTTCCGGCGCGGTTCTGCCGGCGGTTCGGTCGAGGTGGTCGGCGGCGCGCAGCGCGGCCCGGCCCTCTGGGGTGGCCGGGTCTGCGTTCGCTCGGAGCTGGGCCGCGAGTGCGGCGGCCTGCTCGGGCGTGACGGGCAGGTCGGCCCCGAGTCGGGCGGCGGCCTGCTGGGCTGCGGGGTCATCCTCGGGGCTGGTGCCGGTGTCGGCGATGGCGTCGCGGTCGGCCGGGGTGAGGTCGGGGTCGATTGTGGGTTCGGTGACGGGGTCGAGCGTGGGCAGCGGCTCGTGCACGGTGAGTTCGTTGTCGGCGATCGGTGCGTCGTCTGCGCCGAGGTCCGGTGCGGAACCGTTTGGGCCTTCAGCCCTGTAGACGACGGCTGTGGCGTCCATGTCGATGGTGCCGAGTTCACCTGTGGTGGTGTCTACGTAGTCGAGGGTGACCCGGTCACCGTCGCGGTTGGTGTCCTGGATCTCCACGGTGGTCGGAGCACCGTCGAGGTCAAGCACGACGACGTCGCCCTTGCTGATCTCGTCGGCGGTCGGCTCGCTGATGCCTGTGATGGGGGCGGTGTCGGGTGTGGTGTCCCGGACTTCGCCGACGACACGCAGGTCTGCGGCGTCCCGGGTGATGGTGCCCTCGGCGGTGGTGACCGTGATGCGGTCGCCGTTGGTCTCGTCGACCGGGCCAAGGAGCGCACCGTTGTCGTCGGAGACGATGTGACCGGGGCGGACTCGCTGTCCGGTAGAAGTCCAGCCTGCGGGACGCCGGTCATCGGTGCCGGTGATCGTGAGGGAGGTCGGGGCGACGCCGTTGTCGGTGTCGCCGTCGCTCCAACGCACGGACACGGTGGTGTCGGTGACGCCCGTGACCGTGCCTTCGCGGTCGCCGCTGCCGGTGACGTGGCTGCCGGGGAACAGCCCGCGGTCACGGGTGTCGGTGGCGATGGTGTCGGGCAGGTCACCGTTCAGGACGTCCCCCTGGGCGCCGGTTGCCGGGGCTCCGGGAACGCTGCTTTCCGGTGCTTCGACACGGGCGGCGCTGGCATGGAGCGGGGTGTAGACGGTGCCGCGGTTGCCCGTCCGGCCGTCGGGGCTCTCGCCGATCGTCGTACGCCACATCTCCTCGGTGCGGCCCCGGCGGGTCACGGTGACGCGCTCAGGGGTATCGAGGACGTACCCGGCGCGGGTTACGGCGCGGCCGCGGTGGGTCGTGCCGTCGATGCGCGCCATGTCGCCGGGCTGGAGCTGGTCGACACTGGACCAGTGCGCGGGCTGTCCGCCGATGGGCTCCGGCTCCGGCAGGGATTCGGGCGCGGCCACGCTTTCTTCGGTGCTGTCGGGCGTCCGTACGGGCTCAGGTACAGGTCGGGGCTCGCGCGCCGGACCCGTGTCCGGAGCGTTCGGAGCCGCCGCAGGGGTGTTCGCGGGCACCGAAGGATCGTCCCGGTTGGTTGCGGGGGCACGCGCGGTGTCCGGGGTGGTGTTGCGGCGCCCTCCCTGGGCGTTCGGCGTGTTACTCGCCGGGCCGGGCATGTTCGCCGGGGCCGCCATCTCGTCCGCGGCATTGCCCGCAGCGGACGGCTTCTCCGCCGCGGGGTCGGTGGCTCGCACCGAAGGAGTTGACCCGTCCGGCTCGGCCCCAGGGACGCCCGTGGAGTCACGCTCACCGTCTGGGAGGAACCCGGCACGAAGGTGCTCCGCGAAGAAGGAACGGCGCTCAAGGTCCTTGAGGACATCGCGGTCCTGTCGTGTGCCTCGGGCGGCCAGGGTGGCACGCAGCCATTCGAACTCGTCGCGGGCGCGCGTCAGGTCCTGAGCAAGGTTGCCGCTCGGTGACTGCTGGGCGCGGAAGGACTCGACGAGGTGGACGAGCTGGTCGTACCGCTCCTGGACGGCTGGGTCGTTGCTCAGCTTGGTGGGGAGTTCCGGCAGTTCCGGGTGACGGCCCGCGAGGTGCGCCTTCACCGCATCCCAGGTGTCCTCGTTGGGGGCCGTAGCGTCGGCGGGATTCCGCTCAGCTCGGACCACCAGGTTGGCAACAGCCAGGTCCCGGGTGGCGGAGCGGCTGTTGTGGTCGTGGCTGATCGTCAGAAGCGGCCTGGCATCCCACATCGGCGCCCGATCCGGAGAGGAACGGTGCACGTTGCGCACCGTGCCGATCCGGCGGCCGTCCATCCAGACGTCGAATGAGCCGGAGTCAGCGAAGGGGTGGAGTTCGGCGCGTTCGGCCAAGGCGCGCACCTGGTCGGCGCCCCCGAATCGGCGGTTCGCGTCCTCCTCAGGCTCCGGGACCAGGGTGAACGAGGGCAGGTCGATGTCGTCGATGTTCACCGGGGGGATGCTGGCCGTCCCGAGGGTGGCCGCATCAGTGGTGGCTGCGGCGCGGCGCTGCTCCTCCTCGTACTGCTCGCGGTCGATCTTGTCGTTGGCTCGGCGCTTTTGCTTCCACTGGTTGTAGGTGAGGCGTCCGCCGTTGTTGTCGAACCACTCGATCAGTTCCTCGCTGGCGTACTCCCGCCACCGGCCGAACCGGGACAGGTTGCCGCCGGAGAACAGATCGCGCTCGCTGACCGGCGGGAGACGCTTACTTGTCCTGCTGAAGAAGTAGCCGTTGGTGGCGTCGACCGCCGCGGCATACCGGGCTTCGTCGACTTCCTGGAACTCCCCCTGCAAGCGTTCCTCGCGGGTCTGCGGGCGCCGCGGGACATTGGTGGTTCCGAAGCCCAGTGCGGTGTCCATGGCCTCCCCGCGGCGCCGGACTTCCTCGGCGTCTGCTGCCGGCGTCGAGGGGATGACGTCCCGTACTCGCCGGTCCGCGGCATCGCGTCGATCCATCTCGGCGGCCACACGCATCTGGTCCGTCTCGGAGAGGCCCTGACCCCAGGCAGCGGCGAGGTCATCGTCGTCCAGGTCGGTCAGGTCCTCCGGGAGCGCGATGGGTGCTCGACCCGGGGCACTGGTCTCCGGCTCGTCGCCGCCCTGGAACAGGTCGCGCATGGCGCGCAGAGCCTCGGGCAGCGTGCGCCCTTCACGGTCGCGCCACTGGGTGATGGTTTCCGGGGTGAGCGGCTGCTGCCAGTCGACCGGCTGCCCGTCAGCGCCGGGGGTCAGCTCGAACAGATCGGCCAACTCGCGGGCATCACCCGGGTTGGCGGCGATGAGCGTGATGTTGCCGAAGCGGCCGCCGTTGCGGGCTTGAGCGAACTGCCAGCGCCTCATGCCGTCGGTGGCGGTGTCGTCGGTCCACGTAACCAGCCCGCCTCCAGACGACAGGGTGAGGGTGGGGTTCGCGGCGAGGCGGGCCAGGAATGCCCGCCGCTCGGGGGTGTTCTCCTCGCCGGTCAGCCTGTCTTCACGCCGCCACGTGGTGCGGAGGTCGGCCACTGTGCGGGGCGTCGTGTGGTCGGGCGCCTCGCTGTCGTTGGCGGCGCGGTCGCCGTTTCCGCCGCTGCTGTCGGCGGGGGTGCGGGGCTGGTGCGGCAGGTCCGGGCGAGGCGCGCGGGGGCCGCCCGGCCCGCCTGGACCACGGCTGTGACCGCGCTCTTCACGGCGTCGGCGCGCACGGCCCCCCGCTGCGTCCCGGTCCTCGCCTTGCGCGCCGCTGTCGCTGTTGGTGCCCGGCGGCTTGGGGGCACCACCGCCCAATTCCGGCACGCTGTCCGCCCCGGCGGCGTCTGCATCCGTACCCCGGTCACGACGACGCTGCTCATCGTTCGAGCCCTCTGACGACCGCTCGTCATCGTCCGAGTCCTCGCCGTCCTGGAGCTGCTCACCCTCACCCTCCGGCTGCTCGTCGCCCTGGACTTCGGACTCCGGGGCCTCGTCGTGGGTGGTGCCGTCGCTGCGGGGAGACGCGGGGATGGGGCTTTCGCCGACGTCTGCCGTCTCGGTGTCGCGCGGGCCCGGCACCGGCTGCTCATCGCGGTCGTCAATGACCTCTTCGTCCGGGTAGCGAAGCCGGAGTTCGGAGTCAGGGGTGTAGAACCGCTCCGCGCCGTCGCTGGTGACGATGCGGATGCGGCCCCGGCCGGTGCGCTTGGGGGGTTCAGCGACCGTGTGGGTGCGGCCTTCCGCGTCGGTGTACCGGTCGCCTTCCGTCAGCTCTTCGGGCCTGAGCATCTGGGCGGGGCGAAGGCGGCTGGTGTCGCGTCCCTCGTGGACAGCGAACATGTCCGGAGTGCCGAACGCATCATCTGGCCGGTCGAGCGGGTTGTTCGGATCGGCAGCGGCGACGGGGCCCTGCGGCTGCGGTGTGTCGACGTCGAAGAGGCCCCCCTCCGGCTCGGTGGGCACCGGCTTCTTCGGCTCCGGCTTCGGCGTACGCCCGGCGCGGCGGTCCTTCTCTGCCTCCAGCACGACCATGCGGGTGCGGTCGGCGCCGGTCAGCTCTCCGTCCGCCATCTCCCGCTCCATCAGGGCCACAATCTCGTCGGCGATCTCCTGATTGGTCATGCTCGTGGGCGCCTTGTCGCCTGCGGGGCGGATGGCGTCGAGCTGCTGGGCGACCTCGTCAGGGTCAAGGGTGACCGTGTTACCGGTGTCGGCCGAGTCCTCGTCCGCGGTGTCGTCGACTTCGTCGGCCGCGCGGTCCGGCTGCTGCACATCGTCGCCGGGGACGGGGTGCGGCTGCCCGGTGTTTTCCTCCGAGTCCTCGCCGCCGGACGCGGGCGCCGGAGGGCTGCCGCTTTCACCGCCATCTCCCGACCCCGCGGCAGTGTCCGGCTGGCCGGTGGTCTCGTTGATGCCGTCCTCTTCGGGACGCAGCCGGGTGAGCGTCTGGGAGACCTCCTCGGCGGAAAGACGCACAGGGTCCTGCTTCGGCGCGCGCTCCTCCGGCGCCTCCGGGCTCTCGGCCCGCTCGGGCTGAGGGAACTTGCGGTCGAAGTCGTCGAGCATGCGGACCGCGGCATCTACGGCACCCTGGAGAGGAACGCGGGCCTCGCGTCGCTCATTAATGACTGCTCGCCGCTGCGCCTTGGTCAGCTTCTTGTCGAGTTCGTCTTCGTCGATCTCCGGCAGCTTGTCGAGGTCAGCGATCCGCCCGACAACGTCGTCCAGGAGGTTCGCGCGTGCTCGCGCGTGCTCGATCTGCGGGGTGAAGTCGGCGGCGGCCTGAGCCGACTGCAAGAGCGCCATCTGCTCGTCGAGTTCGGGAAGCCGGGCACGGTCGGCCTGCTGAAGCGCGGGTGCCTTCTCCAGCGCGTTGGTGAGCCGGGTGATCATGCCCGACCCGGCGCCCCTCTTCTTCAGGTCGTCCGGGCCCCGCTCGAAGTCGGAGCGGGCCAGGTCGGGGAAGCCGACGTGCGCGAGGAGCTTTCCGTCCGGGCGCTTCTCAGTACGCACACCGATGTCCAGCCCGCCGAACTGCCCCAGGATCTTCCAGGGGCTCATGCCGTCGCGGTCGTGTTCCAGGAGGTGGGTGGTGACCTGCCGGTGCAGGGCCGCCGCGGCGTCGGTGCGCTCTGTGTACGGCAGCCCGCCGAGGCTCATGGCGAAGGAGCCGCGGACGTCACGGATGCGGGGCAGGGACTCCTCGCGGCGGGCGATGCCGTCGCGGGTGGCGGCGAGTTCCTGCTGAAGGTCGGCCAGGGCCTCTTGGCGGCGGACGCGTTCGGCTGCCTCGTTGTGCTGGTCGATCTCCAGGTCACGCAGGAGACGGCGGGCCTTCATGAGCTGGCTCATGTAGGGGTTGCCGCCGATCTCGGCTTCCATCGTCTCGTAGTCGGGGTAGTCGATGTCGAGTTCTGTGACGGTGTCGCGGGTGTCGCTGTCGGCCATCTCCGGGCGCTGGATGTCGACCAGGCCCTCGGCCTTGTAGGCGACGAAGCCCGCCTTCCAGCCGTCGAGGCTGCCCTTGGTGGCGAAGATGTCGATCTCGACTTCGGGGTTCTGGTTGCCGTAGCGCAGGATGCGTCCGTTGCGCTGCTCCATCTGTGCGGCGCCCCAGTCGAGGTCGACGTGGGTCAGCGACACCATGCGGTTCTGGGTGTTCATGCCGGTGCCGGCGACGCTGCTGGAACCGATGAGGACGGCTATCTCGCCGTCGCGAGCCTTACGGAACAGCTCGGCCAGTTCCTCGGGCTTGCCCGTCTTCTTGTGGTCCTGGACGAATGCGATCTTCTCGGCCGGGATGCCGCCCGCGACCATGAGCTGCTTGAGTTCGGCGTAGGCGTCGAAGCTGCCGCGGTTGTTGCCGCCCGGCACGCCCTCGTTTAGGAAGATCATCTGAAGGGCGCCGGGGGTGGGGTGGTCCGGGGCGGTACCGTCGCGCGAGTAGTGCGTCTTGTAGACGCGGTCCTTGTGCTGGTGGTAGCGCTCGATGTGCCTGGCGGCGACGGCGCGCAGCTTGTTGCCCGCCGGGGCCTTGGCGTCGACGAGCCGCGGGTCCAGTGCGACGGACGTGCCCTCGCCTGCGACGGCGAGCATGTTGTCCTGGGACCGGTCGACGTCCCCGTTGTGGATGGCGCGCCCGCGGGCGACGAGCTTCTTCAGCCGGGCCGTCTGGTCCTTGGTCGGATCGACCATGACCAGGTTGGGGCCGCCGCCCTTGACCTTCGGACGGGGAATGCCGACGTCATCGGCACGCTTGGTGTCGGCGACCAGACCCCACATCGTCTTCATGGCACGGCGGTTGTGGAACTCGGCGAACCGCTCGACGATGCGCAGGCCGGAGCCGTCCGGCGCGTTCTCGACGCGGAGCGTCTTACGGCCGAAGGTCGCGGCCCACAGGTCCGGGGCACCGGCCTTGTAGGAGTCCAGGACCCACGGGGCGGCCAGGGCGAGCATCGTGAACTGCTCGGTGATCGAGTTCGACAAAGGGGTGCCGGTGGCCAGGGTGACCGTGGCACGGCCACCGCGGCGGCGGTGCAGGTCGGACAGCTTTTGGTGCAGGTCGATGCCGCGGATAGACGCGGGGTCACCGCCGCCCTCACGGGAGCGGAAGCCCACGCCCTTGTACCGGTGGGCCTCGTCGATGACGGCGTAGTCGAATCCGAGGTCGTCCCAGTACGTCTGGCCGGGCGTGCGCATCGGCGCCGCGTTCTTGCTGATCTTGTTCTGAACCGTCGCAATGCGCTGCTCGATCTTGGCGACGATGAACGGGTGATCCGGGTTATCCGCGTCCTCGTACTGCCGGTCGAGCTGTTCCCGCAGAGCCTCCAGCTCCCGGAACTCGTACTCCTCCTGCGCCTCCGGCGACATCTTGATCGAGCCGAAAGCGGGCTCGGTGAAGATCACCAAGTCCGGCTTGTTGGCGCGCAGCCACTCCAGCGTGCTGTCCCGCCGCCCCTCGGCCAGGTCACCGCTGGTGATCAGGTGAATCTCGGCGTTGGGGTACAGGAACCGGGCCTCGTCGTACCACTGCTGCGCGAGGTGGTCGGGGACGACGGCGTACGGCTTCTCGATCTGCCGGGACGCCTTGAGGGCCTGCGTGCCCATGACGAGCGTGGACGTCTTGCCCAGCCCCACCTCGTGAGCGAGGATCACGCTCCGCTCGAACTGCATCCGGGCCGCGCCGCTGAGCTGCCAGGGATGCGGAGTACGGTCCGGGGTGAAGCCGTCCAGGGACGGGCTCATGCCGTCGTACGAACGGACGACGTGCCCGTTCATGATCTTGTTGTAGGAGTCGGTCAGCCGCGTGAGCCGGTCGGCGTTGGCCGTCGCGTACTTCGCGTACTCCGACCGCATCTGGTCGGCCTTCTGCCGGACCAGGCGGGACGTTTCTTCGTCGACGTCTCGGCGCTTGTCGTCGCGGTAGATCGTCAGTGAGCCGTGGCCGAGGATGGAGCGGGCGATCTCGACCGCGGTCTTGCCCTTGGTCCCCTTTTCCTCGTCGGCTGCGACGCCGTGCAGGACGTTGTTGGCCTTGGGAACCTGGCCGGTGTAGAGCATCCAGCCGTAGCGGTCGTCATGGGCGACGCGCAGCGTCTTGTCGCCCAGGTACTCGCGCAGGAACCCCTGCAACAGCTCGGGCGGCGTCCAGTGCGCGCCCATCTCCGGGGTGAACTCACCGATGGTGCGGTCGACCGGCTGCACTGCTTCGAGCGCGGCGACGTTGACGGCGAACGCCGGGTCCTTCTCGGCGGCACGGCGCGCGGCTTCGAGCTTGTCGCGGACGGGGCCGGACAGATAGGCACCGGCCATATCAAGGCGGCCAGTTCGCGGGTCGGTGAAGACCTCGCTGCCCAGCGCCCGGACGGCGTCCGCCGGGGTCATGTCCAGCAGACGGGCGATCTCGCCGATGTCCACCAGGCCGGTCGCCGCAACGACGGCGGACAGCGCCGTCTTCGGGTCATCGGTCCGGTCGAGCGGCTGTCGGCGCGCGGCGGCGCGCTCCTCGAAGACGCGGCTGAGGATGGGTTCCTGCTTGTCCGCGTCCCACCGCTCCAGAGCAAGGACCGAACCGGCGTCCGGGTCCGAGCGGAAGTAGCCCCACGCGGTCGGCGTGCGCTCCTCCGTGCCGTCCCCGCGGGTGCCGGTCTTCATGCTGCGGAACTGGCCCGGCTTGGACAGGGGCCCGTACTGCTCGACGTACGAGGTGTGCAGGTCACGGAGCTGGGCGCGCAGCTTCTCGGCACGCTCGTCTTCCGCCTGCTTGCGGTCCAGGGCCCGCAGTTCGGCGGCCACATCCCTCAGCTGCATGAGGGCGCGGAGCTGGTCGCCGCGGCCGTCGGACGGCTCGACTGCGACGGGGTTGCCGCCGTTGACGTGCTGGTAGAGCTTGCCGTCGTCGCCCTCGTAGAGGCGGCCGGTCCAGTCGTTGGCGTGCTTCTCCCGAGCGGTCTGCAACAGCACAGGCGGCCGGTTGTCGCCGTCGGGGTGCGGCGCATAGCCGCGGCCGTCAGCCGTCGCCTTGGCCGCGATGCCCTTGAGCGCGGCACGGAGCTGGTCGGCGGCCTTGACCGGGTCGCCCTTGACGGTCAGGCGCGGCCCGTACGGGGACGACTCGGTCGTCAGCTCGCCGAGAACGTGCTCCGGGTGCTGGGTGAAGTACGCGTTGACGTGCTCCCAGGTACCACCGACCTTGCGCTCCGGAGCGTTGAGCCACGACGTGTCACCGGGCTCGTCGCCGTCGGCACGGCGCCGCAGCACCAGAACGTCCGTGACGACGCTGGTGCCGGCGTCGTTGAAGACCCCGCTCGGCAGGCGCACGGCGCCGATCAGGTCGCCGTACTTGGCGATCTGCTTGCGGGCCTTGTCGCCCTTGGAGTCGAGGGTGTGCCGGGAGGTGATGAGCAGGGTGATGCCGCCCGGCCGGGTCAGCGCGAGTTCCTTGGTGATGAACCCGTTGTGCAGGGACTCCGCGGGGTATCGCTTGTCGCCGAACGGCACCGACGCAAACGGGACGTTACCGATCGAGGCATCAAAGGTGCCGGGCTCGGCGTCGGTCTCCGCGAAGTTCTCGTTGAGGACGTTGGCGTCCGGGTAGATCGCCTTCGCGATCCGCGCCGTGGTCGGGTCCAGCTCAATGCCGGTGAGGCGGGCCTCCTCCGGAGCGACCCCGAAGAACGTTCCAGCGCCGGACCCCGCCTCAAGGACGTCACCATGCTCGAACCCGAACGCCTTCAGGCCGTCCCACATCGCCTCCGCGACGGGCTGCGGCGTGTAGTGCATCGAAAGGGTGCCGCGCCGGGCCTGCTGCCATTCCAGAGGCGTCAGCTCATCGGAGAGCATGATGCGCAGGTCGCGGTACTCCGCCCAACGGGCGTGGTCCTGCGCGAACTTACCGAACCGGGCGCCGCCCTGCTGGTAGCGCGGCTCCTTCTCGTTCGGCTCCGACGCGAACATGATCGGAACCGACCCCCACCCGGTCCAACGGGCGAGGGTGACCTTCTCCCGCTCGGTGGCCGGGCGGTTCTCCTTCTCCAGCCGCTTCAGTACCCGGATCGCCTCGACGTTCGCGGCGGCACGCTGGAGGGGGCCCTTGGTAGCCGCGTCAGCCGGGTTCGGCCGGAAGCGGCGTGCTACATGTCGTACACCGCGTCCTGCATCGCCATCAGGTCCCGCATCTCCGGACTCAGCGTCGGCGCCTCCTCGACCTCCGGCTCCGGCTCCGGCAGCAGATCCCGCAGAACCATCGCGGTCGCGTCCGCTCTGATCTGCTTGATCTGACCTGCCCTCGCCTCGTACTCCTCCGCCGGAGGCACGGTCTCCTCCAGCGCCTCCTCGGCCGCCAGAATCGCCGTCTCGATCTCCCTGCCCTTGTTCAGGAAGAACGTCTGCGCGTCGTCCATCGCCGCCAGCTCCCGCGGACGGTACTTCGCCCAGTGGTCCCTGGCTGTCTGGCTGTAGATGCTCACCATCAGCCCCTTCGTCCGTTCCCAGAGCCGCGCGCAGGGCTGCCTGCTGCGCCTCGATCTCCTCGCGGGAGATGACCTTGCGGTCGTCGTCCCCGCCATCCTTGCGTACTGCGGTGCGCTGCGCGTCGATGCCGTGCAGCGCAGCGTTGATGGAGGCCAGCCGCGTGCGGGCCTTCGACCGCTCCGACGAGTCCAGCTCCCGGTCGCTGGCCCGCAGCATCATCTTGCGGGACAGTTCCTCGGTGACCCGTTGAAACTCGGAGAGCAAGCCCTCCGGCACATCGATGTTCGCGCCCTTGCTGACCTTCCCCGTGATCGGGTTGCTACTGGCCGACCAGTCGCCGTAGCCGCGGCCGGCAAACAGGTCGTAGAGGGTCTGGCGTTCCTTGCTCGCCGACGGGAAGGAGTCGGCTCGGCGCGAGGCGCGGTACAGCTCGTAGAACATCTTCGGCACCCACACGCGGCGCACGGAGCCGTACAGGCGCACGGCCTCGGTCGCCGGGTCGGTGTCGTAGCTGTCGACGACCGCGGCCAGGGCCTCGGTCATGCTCGGGAAGGCCCCGATGATGCCGCCGTGGCGTTCTCGCTGCGCGTTCCACCCGGCCTTATGGCCGCCCTCGTGCGGCGAGTCGTGCTCGTGGTAGCTGACCTTGCCGTAGCTGTTGCCGTCGACCTGGACGTCGATGTTGTACGGGCTGATGAGTGGGTTCTCTGGGGTCTCTGCACGGTTGACCGTCTGCTCGCGGCCCTCGGCGCCGCGACGGTTTTGCTCCTCGAAGAGAGCCTTCAGACGCTCCTGTAGAGCTTCCTTCTCCCGGCCGCTGGTGAGGTTCCGCTTCTTGTAGAGGTCCTTGAACGCCTTGTTCAGATCGTCGTCGTCGAGCCCGGCCGGATCGGGGCCGTTGCGGTAGACAGCCGCTTTGCGGTTCTGCCGCTCTTCGGACACCGCGTGCCTGCGGGCGGACAGGATTTCGTTCTGCTCCGCACCCAGCCGTCGCAGACGGATGGGCAGCTTCAGGAACTCCTTCTCCAGGGCGTCGTCGTCGAGATCCTGGACCGGCGGACGCTCCTGGATGGCGCGGAGACGGCGGGTCTGCTGCTCGGTCTCGGCTTCTGCCAGTCGCTCGGTTACCTGGTTCCACAGGTCCCGCTCGGGGGCAAGGTACTCCTCCTCGTGTATCGCCCCAGACGGTTTGTGGGCCCGCTCCTGGGCCTCCAACTCCTTGATGCGCGCGGCAAGGTCTTCCTTGCTCAAGTTCTGCGGGTCCCGGCCCTGGTTGAGGCGTTCGGCGGTACGGCGACGCCGGTCGGCGTACAGGGCCTGCTCGTCCTCATTAAGCCGGTCGCCCCGGCGGGGGCCGTAGGTCCCGCGGTCCCGCTCGGAGCGGCGGATGGCCTCGGCGAGATCTGTGTCGCTCAGCGCGGCCGCGCGCTCTTGCGTGCTCGCCGTGGGGGCTTCGGGCTTATCGGCGGTGTTCTCGTCCTGTGCGAAGCGGCGGCGTTCGAGTTCTGCTTCGACCTTCTGGAGGGCGGCGCGTGCTCGCTGCTTGCGGGCCGGAGTCTTGGCGATCTGTACGTGGATCTCAAGGTTGTCGCGCTTCCCGCGAAGGACCTCATCGTCCATCGCCCGGAGCATCTTTGCGTCCTCGTCGAGCTGGGTCGTATCCGGAGTGCTGGCGCTGTTGCGGCCCTCGTCGGTGACGTGGACGTTGCGGCCCTGCTGGATGAACGCGGCGAGGATGTCGGCGGCCTTACGGTCGCGGGTCTCCCGCTTCCACTGGGTGCCGGTGACACGGGCCTTCTGGATCGGGGACCAGGCCAGCTTGCCCGCGGCGCCCACGGCCCGGTCGTCGCGAGCGTCGTTCTTGATGGTGCCGCGCACGGCGAGGATGCGCTTGCCCTTGTGGGTGGTCCACGCCAGGTGGACGTGGTCAGCCTGGTCCGGGTTGGTGGTGGCCAGGTGGTGGCGGGCGATGATCTGGTCAGCGATGTTCGCATGACTGCCGATGGGCACGTAGACGCCGTCGATTGTGGCGTGGCGGTCGCTGTAGCCGCCGGCAACGGAGGCGATTTGTGTGCCGTCCGGGGCGTACACGGTGACCGGACCCGGGTTCCAGGAGGTGGCCCAGTACCCGGGCACGCCGTCGACGGGCTCGGCATCCTTGGGTACGCCAGTCGGCCGACCATCGGCCTCGGGCTCAGGTGCCTCGTCCTGCTGGGAGGCCACAGCAGGGTCGGGAGCCGGTTCCGGTTGGCCACCCGGCGGGGTCCCCTCCGTCCCGCCGCTCTGCGCCCGCGCATACTCCGGGATGTCGGGTTCATCGGAGTTCTCGGCCTCTGGAGTCGGCTCCGTGGGCGTCTTCGCCTTCGGGTCCTGGTCCTCGTTGTCGCCGAAGGGGCGGCGGCGCAGCGTTTCGGCAAGGCGTTCCGTGGCGATGCTGTGCTTCGGCGGGTGCTGCTGGTCCCACAGGGCGCGAGCGGCCGTCCACTCCTGGTCGTAGTCGCGGCCCTTCGCAGAACGCCAAGAGCGGCGGTCGTCCGCAAAGTTGGGGTCGGAGAAGTCGAGGGCGTTGCCGTCCTTGTCCTTCAGAATGCCGATGACGTGCTCGGCGAAATCCTTGGCATCGCTCTGCCGGTCGAACCACCACGGCATCCGCTGGCCGGTGCCGGTGGCATGCAGGTACCAGTCGCCTTCCTCCCGGCGGGTGACGAACTGGCCGTCGCCGACGAGCTTGAGGCGCTGCTCCTTCGCGAGGGTGTCAAGGTCGCGCGCAGTGCGTTGATCCTGCTCGGAGCCGGTCGCGCGCAGGGCCTCGGCTCGTTCGGTCCAGTTGGTGCGGGCCTGCTGGAGCGTCGTGAACCGGCCGCGGGCCTGAGCACGCGGCTTCTTGGACGCCGGAGCCTTCGGAGAGTTGCTGCCCTGGTGACTGGCGTGGAAGTCCCTGACTGCCCGCCGGATGGCCTGTTCGGCGTCTTCGCCCTTGGTGGAGCGCCAGGACGGGAACTTGTCGGCGATCTTCGGGTCGGAGAAGTCGATCGGCTCGTTGAACTCGCCCGGCATGATGTGGCCGTTGCGGACGTGCTCGTTGATGTACTCGGCGGCTGCTTCGGCTTCTGCGCGGGTGGAGAAGTCACCGACGTCGAGGTACCCGCCGGTGCCGGTGGAGGTGAGGTACCAGCGGCCGGTGGCGTCGTCGCGGGTGGTGACGAGGCCGCCAGACGGTGTGATCTGTAGATCCTCATCTCCGGCCAGGCGCCGCAGTGCCGGCGCGTTGGCATCGGGCTGCTGCGCGAGGTTCAGGAAGTGGCGTCGTACCGCTGCGGTGTCCTCGAACCGGGCGCCGCTGTGGGCCCTGCGGTTCGGCAGGGCCTCGGTGTCGACGTCGTGGTGCCCGTCCTCAGGCTCGTCCTGGTCGTCGTCTTCCGGCGCATCACCGTCGTCGTCGCCGATGTCGTTGCCCTCGTCATCGACGCCGTGCGGTTCGTCTGGGGTGTCCGGGTCACCCTTGTCGTCGCGGGACAGGCCCAGGCCGCGCCGGTCATCGGCCTCGCGGCGGGCGTCCTCGGCCTCGACCTTCTGCTGATTCGCGGTGGGGGCGCTGCCGTCGGGGCGCGCCACCATGGTGATCCAGCGGGCGCTGGTGCTGTGGCGGCGCCCTGTGTATGTGCCGTCGGGCGCGCGATCCTGCACGAGGACACGGTCACGGGGCAGGGCACGAACGACGCGGGCGAGCGTGCCCGACCACAACCGGGCGACACCGCCGGTCTCGATGAACCTGCCCTTGCTGTCCCTGGGGTGCAGGGCAGAGTTCCACGGCCGTCGTACGGACTTGGCCTCAAGGGTGCGACTCAGGTCGGCCGAGGAGGTGCGATTCAGCATGGGCGGACCATGCAGACCGCGAGGGGTTAGCGTCGTGTGCTGAGTTCGGGCCTGTACGTGGGGGTGAAGAGGGCAGCCTCGTTGTTCCGTCTGGCCAGGCTTTGCGACGTGTCAGGGGGCCTCCGCGGGGGAGAGAGCGGTGCGGTAGCGCAGTCGACAACGGCAGTTGACGGTGAGGTCGGCGGGTGCGAATGGATCGCCGGGGTAGCGCAGGGTGGAGCCGCGGACCGTGTAGGGCGTCCCGGCGGGCAGCGTGACGCCGCTCAACTCCTGATGTGCGGAGCGAACTCGGGCGTCTCCGCGGGTCTCCCACGTACGCAGGACGGCTGGACCAGCGCTTTCGGCGGCGGCGTCGGCTGCGCCGTTGACGGTGGCCACGGCGCACGACTCAGCGAGCAGAGCGATGAACTTCGCGGTCCGAGCACGGTAGAACGCGGTGACCGCGCTGGTGAGGTCGTCGAGCGTCCCTGGCTCACGTTGTGCGGTATCGAGGGCGTCGGCCAGGTCGGAGAGCAGTGCGGTCACTGCGCTCCCGGCCATGGATGTGGCGGCGAGTGCTGCGGCGACCGCGCCCGCAGGCACGGCGGTCGCGCCGGTCATGCTCCTGCTCAGTGAGGCTGCCACCGTCGCCGCGGTCTGGTGGAGGATCGGGCCCAAGGTGCTGGCCGTCTCCTCCTGCCACCGGGCTGCGCTGACTACGCGGCTGCCGTCGAGAGGCCCGTCACCGCGGCGTTGGTCGCTGTCGCCGTCTGGCTCCCAGTATCGGGTGTGCTTACGGGTCTTCGGCGCGTGCAGGCGAGCGGTGATGACGCCCTCCTGCCGAGCGAGGAGGGCGGTGAGTGCGGCTGTGATGGCGGCGGTGGCCGTATCGAAGTCGGCGTCGGTGACTTCGTATCCGTCTGCGCGGGGCAGCTCCTTGCGTTCGGTGAGGGAGCGCGCGGCGTCGACATCGTCTGCGGCGTCTCCGCTACTGGGGTGAGCGACGACGGAGCGGGCAGCCGCAACATCGTCCGCGGCGTCGCCGGGCAAGGTGAGCGGCATGTTGCTGCGGGCCTGGTCGACGACGGCCGCGGCCGTGTCTGCGGCTGCCGGCTCGGAGGTGGAGCTGCGGGCGGCGGCGACGTCCGCGGCGGCGGTTTCCTGTACGTCCATGCCGCGCGCTTCGGCCACTGCGTCGGCCGCCGACCCGCCCGTGGGAGCGGACAGTGTTTCGGCTGGCAGCGGGCCGCCGCCAACGCCGGGCAGCCCCGGCGCCCCGGCCGTCGGGTCCTGAGCGACGCCGAGGGCGGATGCGTCCTGCTCGTTGGCCGGTACGGGTGCCTTCTGCGGGCTGATCCACAGGGCACGGGTGTGCGGGACATTGAAGGGTCGACGCCCGGCGATCTCGCGGTACTCGTCGACTGTGATCAACCCGGCGTTCCACTCCTGCCGAGCTTCCTCCCTGCGCTGGCGGCGGGGGAATTCGAGGGCTTCCACGGTGGAGGTGTTGAAGCGAAGCGACCAGCCGTCGTCCAAGTCCAGATCGAAGGCGGAGGCGAGCAGTGAGAGGTGGGGCAGTTCCGTGTGCTGCCAGAAGTTCCATTCTTCGCGGTCGGCGTTCGCATATGTCCGCTCGCTGGCGTTGCCGACGATGGACTCCGGGACACCGAAGGCGCTCAGGATCTCGTCCTTCGCGGTCTTGGACAGCGTCTCGTAGTTCATGTCGCGTGGGCGCGTGCTGGTGTCCACGTAGTTGAGGCCACCGGGCCCACTGCCGACGACGACGGTTTCACCGGCTTGTTGCGCGCCCGGGGAGAGCCGTTGCTGAATTCGGTCGATCTCGCGCTGGTCCAGGCCGTCGACGTCGATGCCGACGATGCCCGAGGGGCGCGCGTCGTTGTTGATGAAGGCGATGTTGTACATCCGGGCCTTCACGTCCAGGTCCACGGACAGGCCCGCGGCCTCCAAAGGTGTGACGCCGCAGAAGGGGTCGGTCGGGTGCGGGTCACGCAGCCAGACGACGCGGCTGGGGTCCAGCTCCCGGACTCGGCCGTCGTACGTCGTGAACTCGAAGTGAGACACGTAGTCGCCGTGCGGGTCGGGTATCGCCTCGACCCGGTTGGGCGGCAGCAGGTCGAGGCGGGTGATCGTGCCTGCCCGGCTGCGAGTGATCTCGACGAACGCGCCCTTCTTGGACAAGAGGAGCTGCGCCGAGAGCCGCTTCTTGAAGACGGTGGCCCGCTCCAGCGGGTTGGCCTGCACGTTCAGGACGTGCAGCAGTGGGTGGTCGGTGAGGGTTTCCGCGAACTGCCGCTCGTCGCCGCCACGTCCGATCTCGACGGTGAGCGCGCTGGGGTGCTTGGAGATCGCTTCCACGGACTTGAAGGTCCAGATGCTCCGCTCGTACCCCTCCTCGATGACGCGGTCGAGGTCCCACCCCGCGGCGCGGTTCTCGGTGCCCCACACGGTCGTGGTGCCCGCGTAGGTCATCGAGACGTAGGGGCTGCCGATCGGCCCGGCTGACTTCTCTTCGAGGGGCGCAACCGATCGTGGGACGAGGAGGCGGCGGAGGCCGGGCAGGAACTGGCGCGGCATCAGGCCCCCTCACTGGCCAGCCATACGCCCACCGTGCTGATGCCGGCGCCGACTTCCACCCAGCCCAAGAGCGGGAAGTACGCGAAGGCGCTGCCGACGGCGGTCGCAGCCGTGACGGTGCTGGTGGCGAAGGCGACGGTGCGGAAGGTCCTGCTGGTCGGCGGCACCAAGAAGTGAAAGGCCGCGAAGGCACCGGCTGCGGCCACGGTGCTGCTCAGCACTGGGTGCACGGCGCCCAGGGCGGCGAGCACGACGAGGACGCCGAGGGCGACGAGGAGTAGTCCGGCGGCTTCGCGGGCGAGGCTTCGCGGCGAGGGTGTCTCAGGCGGTGTACTCACGCCGCGCACGATGGATACGGCGCAGGGCTAGTGTCGCGCGCTCGCTTGTGAGCAGCATGCGAGCGCGCGGTGCGTCAGCGAGGACGGCTGACCCCGGCCATGTAGGCGCCGATGCCGCGGCGTGGAATCTTCTCACCCGGAATGATCTTCGCACCCCGGGGAGGAGGCGGCAGCTTGCGCTTCTTCCTCGTCGACTGATCCCCGCCGATGAGGTGCCTGTTGTCGACTTTCTCCGCGCAGTCCTGGCCCTTGACCTCGTCGTACGGGCGGCGGCATCCGCGGCAGTACACCTCCAGCGCATCTACGCGCTGCTCGGCGGTCGTCTTGAACGATCCGCGGAAGTCAGCGATGGACGCGATGCGCGGGCCCACCTGGATCTCTGCGGCGACGATCCAGGTGTGTGACAGGTCCTGCGTCGGCTCGGAGGACTTGGGCGGGGGCGTGGGCGCCCCCGCTTTGGCCTCGACCGGCTTTGCTGGCGTTCGTGTCGGCGCGGGCCTCGACGGGAACAAGGGTTCCTGCCAGAAGGCTCGGCCCGCTGCCGACGAGAGAGGGGCAGTCGCCGTAGTCACTCAGTCCTCCGCGCCGTCTTTCAACCGGTTGACACAAGGTGCCAACCCCCTTTTCACAGCGCGGAACGTCGGTCGGCCCTGATCTGTTACACCGGCCGTCCTCGGGTAGATCCGGACGGGACGCGGCGGTTGCGGGACGGGTCGGCCTGGTCATACCTCATGGCGGGTGGCGAGATGCTGCTCGACAACCGTTGTGCTCACCTCCACAGCCGCAAGAAGGCTTCGCTTCATTTCTCTCCCCATGCCGCCAGTGCCCCCCAAGCCGGCGGCTGCTACCGCTTCGGCGAGCTGCCTCCGATCTCCCTCTGCCATCTCGACGGAGCAGGCGGAGTGGGCAAGGACTTCCCGTGCGACGTACCCGTCCCCCGAGCGCAACGCGTCGACCACCAGGCGCCGGGCCACCTCCGTGCGAAGGGACGGGGGAGACAGGTCAAGCACGGTGAGTCCGACCCGTGTGCGGAAGACTGCCAGGCCAGGAGCGGTCGAGAGCTTCAGGTACTCCGCTGCCATCTCCTTGGCCACGTCGTTCTTCGGCGCACCGCTGCACGCGACGCATAGGCCCGCGAGGCAGGCTGCGACGGGATACTCCCAGGCTTCTGACAGCGTGCTCTCGTTCAGCATCCGTCGGGCCGAGGTTGCCTCCCCGCTGAGGCAGCGGGCCGCGATCTCAGCCTGGCGTCCATCGAGGAGACGACGGCCGACTCCCTTGTGCTGGGCAACGTGCGCTCGTACTCGGGCCCACTGGCTGGCGGCTACCAGCGCCCGCGTCCCATCCCCCAGGAGCACAGCCCAGAGCCACTGGCACACCGTTCGATGATCTTCTGCTGTGGTGGTCAGGTCCTGGAACGACACGTACCGGCCGCCAACGGTCGCGTCGGCCCGATGCCGCACGGCTCGGTTGAGGGTATCGAGCAGCTGGTATGCGCTGTCGCCGTCGCCGTCTCGGATGTGCAGGCGCGCCAGGTTGACGAGTGGTTCGAGGGCATAGCGGGCTTCCTGCGCGCTGAGCGGCATACGGGGTAGGTACAACTCTGTTTGGCGCCAGCACAGAGCGCGGGCGAGGTCGGGGAGGCCGCAGTCGCTGGCGATCAAGGCTGACTTGTTCAGTGCCGCGGTGGCCAGGCTGAGCTTACCGTTGTGAGCGGCGGCCTGGCCCATGGCGTTGATCTCCTGGACCCGCTCGGTGAGCGGCGGGCAGGCGGGGCGTGGACGGGCGATCAGTGGGAAACGCTGTGCTATCCGGGTGCTGTCCAT